AGATGCTTTAATTATAACAAACAGAACTGGTACAGGTAGTGAAGGTCAAATAATTATGCCTAGTGTTGGGCAATATAATAACTATGCAAATGAAGCGGCTGCTATAGCCGGTGGTGTTCCTTTATATGGATTGTACAGAAGCGGCAATGATCTTAAAATTAACTTTAATGAAACCGCAGGTGGAGGAAACGAAGGCTTAACAATTTTAACCCCTCACTTTCAAACAGCTACTCCAGGAGGAAGTGATACTTATACACAATCAAACAACATAGTTGATTTTGATTGGTCAGGTAGTAGTGGTACATATGAGTATATTCTTCCAAGCGCCACCGCTATTCCGTATAGAACAATAAGATTTGTTAATAACAGTACTATTACAGCTTCAGATAAAATTCATATAACAGCGCCTGGCACAGAGACTATAGATGGTGGTGCTTTTTATGAAATCAACAAACCATACAATGGCTGCGCGGTTTGGTCTGACGGAGTTCAATGGATAGTAATACAGGCAAAAGCGTGATAATAAGTAAAAATCACTAAAACCAAGTGAGTATATAGTATATAACCAATGTCAAATTTAAAACCAAAACCGATGACACTATTTTACCAGACTAATACGTGGACTAGTCAACCACAAATTACGGAAGAAACCAAGAAAATTTGGGAACATATAGTTCAAAAGAAAAACTGGAGAATTGTACAGTTACCAAATGGATTTTACCAAACTGAATACCTTGATCCAAAAAAAGAAGATTCATGGATCGATGTAACGAGACGCGAAACAATGGAAGGTGCTGAATCAGCAATAGATGCTTCTATTAACCATTATGAGAAAAAATTAGCTCATATTCGTGGACCACAAGTCGTTAAAACTTTTAAATAAAATAAATCAAATTAAATCTAATTAAATCATGGCAGACGCTATAGTAAAAAATCTTAGTTTTGGAGACAAAGCTAAAGATAAAATATTTAAAGGAATTGAACAACTCACAAATGCTGTTAGCTCCACACTTGGGGCTAGCGGTAAATGTGTTATAATGGAAGATGATCAGGGTAATCCTGTTATAACAAAGGATGGTGTTACTGTAGCAAACTGCATAACGCTACACGACCCAATAGAAAACATGGGTGCTACCTTGTTAAAAGGCGCAGCAAGAAAAACAGTTAATGAAGCTGGTGATGGAACAACTACAGCTACTGTATTAGCTCACGCTATACTAAGTGAGGCTCGTAGTAAAGATATAAATACTAGAGAACTAAAAGAAGGTATAAATAAAGCTGTTGATAAAGTTGTTAAATATTTAGAATCAATAAGTATACCTGTTAAAGGTGATATGATAGATGATATAGCAACTATATCAACTAACAACGATAAGGTTTTAGGTAAGTTAATAGGTGATGCTTTTAGAGAAGTAGGTGAAACAGGGATTGTGACACTTGGTGTTTCTGAAAACGGAGTAACAGAAACAGAAATAGTAGATGGTATAGAATACTATAAAGGTTATTGCCATCAAAACTTTATAACCAATAAAGAAAAAGGTACAGCGGAGCTAGATAAACCACTAGTTTTAATAATGGAATCAAAAGTAGAATCTATTAGACAAATACAACCTGTATTAGAACATGTAATAAAAAACAACAAACCATTGCTTTTAATAGGTGAAGTTGATCCTACTGTTCTTTCTGCTTTAGTAATGAATAAAATGAAGGGTAATATTAAAGTAAACGTTATAGACCCTCCAGCGTATGGCTTACGTAAAAAAGAAATACTAAATGATTTAGCGTTACTTACTAACTCAACTATAATCAATGAAGATTTAGGTGATGATTTAAATGCAATACAAATAGATTATTTAGGTGAATGTGTAAAGTCAATTTCTCAAGAAAATCAAACAGTAATTCAAGTAGAAGAAATACCTGATGAAGCTAAAGATTTTATAGAAAAAATTAAAAAAGATTTAAAAAAGAAAAACCCTGCACACGTTGTTGTTAATTTAGAAAGAAGATTAGCTACATTAAGTGCTAAAGTGGCTATAGTAAAAGTAGGTGCTTTTTCTGATGTAGAATTAAAAGAAAAAACAGATAGGGTCGAAGACGCTATATGTGCTACAAAAGCCGCTATAAAACAAGGTATAGTACCAGGAGGTGGTATTGCTTTATTAAACGCTTCGTTAATAATAAAACCTAAAACAAAAGGTGAACAAGTATTATTAGAAGCTATAAAATCACCTTTTAAAACTATACTTAAAAACGCTAATATTAAAGAACCGGATTTTAGTAAAAATGATGGTACTGGATTAAACGTGGTTACAGGAAAAATGGTAAATATGGTTGAGTCAGGGATTATTGATCCTTTGCTCGTAACTAAAAGCGCTTTAATTAACGCGGCTTCTGTGGCAACAACTATCCTTTCTACTGATTGTGTAATTAATAATATGAGAATAGATGAAAGCGCTAGGTAGAAATTTAATTATAGAAAAGCTAGAAGATCAAATTCAGGAAACTGATGGTGGATTGCTTTTAGCAGAAATACACCGAGATGATATTAGATACTTAAAAGCTAAAATTATAAGCCTAGGTAATGATGTTGAGGGTGTTAAAAAAGAAGATATTATATTTTATGATAAGCATGCTGGTCATAAGATACAGAATAATAAAAAAATATATCACGTTATTAAGTCAACAGACGTGGTCGTTGTTTTGTGAAAAAGCTAGAAGCAGGAGATTTAAAAAATCTTAATCTGCTAAAACATTATCGAATAATACGTAAATGGGCTTCCAAAAACAACGATCTAAATGAAGCAGATTTAGAGCTATTGATATATTTAGATTGTATAGACTTGTTTACGAAAAAAGATTTTGAAGCAGGTTCTTACTCTTACAGTTGGGATAATAGAAGGTGGAGCAGATTAATAAAAGGTGAATGGATATCTGTTTGGAGACAAAGAAACAGAACAACTCAAAAATACAATATATATAAAGTTTCTTTTAAGGGTAAACAACTTATTAAAAGAATATATCGTATAATGCTAGGTGAAGAAGATATACCTATTAGTAAGAGGCGAAATAAAATAATAAAAGGAAATTCATATATAGATAAAGTTTTAACTAAATCTATATATAACGTTAATAAAGATAAAAGTAGATAAATGAGCACAATAGCAGCAGCCACAGCGGCGTCAGGAAACTCGACACCTGGATCTCTTACGGGAAGTAGATCTGGAGGAATACTTAGCGCTATTCGTAATGGAAATCCAGCTAATCTAGCTGCTTTAGGGGTGTCTATAGCGGGAAAACAAGATGCTGGTGCAGCGCCAGAGCCAGAATCAACTGATCCAAGTTATTTGTCTGATGCTAACTCAGCTTACAACGAGGCCTACTCTGCTATGATGGATAATAGAGGTCCAGGCGGAAGAGCAAACGCTCAGTCTGCTGGTTTGATGGACGCTTTTAATTCTGCTAAAGAAGCGAGAGACGCGGCTAGATTAAGATTTAAATCAGAAGAAGCTGGTATGTCACCAGAAGAATATAGTCAAGATCAAGTATCTCAATATGGTGGAGGTTATGGAAGAAGATTAGGTATTGGTAATATGATGTCTCTATATGGCAATATTAGAAATGGCGTTAATGCAACACAAAATCAACTAGTAACAGACGCGCAACAATCTTATACAGATAACCCTAGCGAACAAGAACAACAAGCAAGTGCTGCATCTAACCTAAGAAATCCTTTAGGACAAGAATTAGAACCTATGACAAACGCTGTAGGTTTTAGAAATAGCGCTATAACAAACGCTGGAAAAATGTTTGGTCAATCTTACGGAGGATTGTTTGCCGGAGCTGCTAAAAAATACATATAAGAAAAAGAAATAAATAAATAAAAATAATAATTATGGACCACAAAAAATACGATCCAGCGATGGAAAAATTAAAACCAGGACAGCATGTTGGTGTAGTAGGTGAATCTCACATATGGGATGGGCCTTTAAATCAAGAAGGTAGAGTTCATGGCCAAGGAGCTAGTAACGGAATAACGGGTATGCAAATACTTAAGGCTCCAGTTAAATATAAAGGAATTAATCCAGTTCTTTGCGCTCAAGGCAGAGTTGAAGAATATTAAAAAATAAAAAAATGAGTACATACAATTCATCGGTAAGTGTTATCCTCAGCGACACTATTAATATACCTCAACCTGGGGTTATAGCTAGTGGTACAAACACGGGGGCTACAAATCAATTAATTGATGCTGGCAGTGATTTTTTACCAGCAGTAACCAACCCTCTGGGATACGTTATATCTGGAGGAGACGTAGTATACACTAATGGCGAGATATTTACCGTGGTAAGTGTGGACGATGCAAATACAATAACGCTAAGTGGCAGTCCCACTCAAGCTACTACATATCAAATATACAAAAGCAACGCTGCTAATATTAGCGATGGTTTTTCTTTGTATTTTGGAGGAACAGGTAGTTTTGTTGTTGAAGACGTTTCTGGAAATCAAGTTACTTTAAGTAATGTACCTGCTGGAAAAGTTATAGATTTACAAATAGTAAAAGTGTTATCAACTGGATCAACTGTTAGAGCTGATATAGTAGCTTTAGAAAAAGTAGATTAGTTATGGGATACAATTATAAAGGACATTACGGTCATTACAGCGGAAATGCTAAACATTCAAAACATCACATGGTCAATTCATGGGAGGAAGAAGATGTATCAAAAGGTAGAAAAGAAATGGCAGAAGGTCATGAAGGACACGCTGAGGCGCTGTTTCACGATGCTCATGGTAGTTACAATTACGATGGTCATAATTCTACTGGAGCTGAACATCATGGAGCTGGTAAGACAGTTAGTTGGAAATATGGAGACGCTACATACTCAGGTGAATTAATACCTAGCAAAGAAACATCTACACATAGATACGCTAGAACACATAATGGTAAAATAAAATCCTTACCGAAAAACAAATAAACAGAGTAAACTGATAAATCAAAAAAAACAACCAAACCAGGCTTAACAGCCACAAAACAAAAACAAATGTCAAAATTTTTAAAATTCAACATTGTTGACTCAGCAGCGCCTTTAACACAAGGATCTGAATTAGTTAACGTAGATCAAATCCAAAGCGTATCATATGCTGCTGGAACAGGAGTATTATCAATTGTATTAGCCGGCGCAGTAGGTGCAGATGCTGCATCTTACTCGGGTAGAGTAATAAGCATTACTGTAACAACAACTAAAGATGGTACTGCTGGTGTTCCAACAATTACAAACGGATCTAAGTCACCACAAAAAGCTGTATACGCTGCATTAACTGCTAATCCAGGAGGTGTACAATCAACAGTTCAATTAGGACTTGATGAAGCGGCAACTCCATTACAAATGTATTTTTCTGACTTTGCAATAGCAACTGAAGTAATAGCGTAAATGGAATCCAAAGGATTAGGCGATAGCATTGCTAAATTCACTAATAAAACAGGTATTAAGACCGTTGTAGATAAAATATCAGACGGTCTTAACATACCCTGTGGTTGTGATAAAAGACAATCATGGTTTAATAAAAAATTTCCTTATAACAATGGCATTTAAAATAAACCCTCCGTTCGATTTAAACAAAATGAACACGTCTGTATTTGAAAGAGATATGGGTGATGATCCTGTTTATGCGCGAACACCTAAAAATGGAGTTATTATTTTAAATGAAGATTTACTAGATGATCCAGTAGAAATGCAGAAAACATTAGCTCATGAGCAAGTTCACGTTGACCAATATAAAAGTGAAATAAAAAATCCAGGCAGTGGATTAGATTATGACGTGGATTCTGAAGGAGCTGGTAGAGTAATGTTTAAAGGAAAAGAATATGATTACTCAGTAATGCAGGCCGGTAAAGGTCCTTGGGAAAAAGACGCTCAATTAGCAGAAAAAAAATTAATGCAAAACAATAAATAAACGTAATGGATAAAATGAAAACAAATCAAGATGGCGGTAGCGTAACAGCTAAAGATTCATCAGCTGCAGGAAAGCAGTTAGAAAAAAACCAAGCAAAAGAAGGCGCTGCTAAATATAAAGGTGCTCATGATTATGACACGTCTAAAGGTTCTCACGATCACCCACACGGCGCTGCAAGAATGGGTTACTCTCAATCTTTTGGAGCTGCAAGAGTTAACGGTTATGCAAAAGGAGCTGCTAAAGTAGCTAATATAATGAGTTTTGGAGCTTCTAAATACATGAAACACGGAGCAGCAGACACAGGACATGGAGGACCAGAAGGTCATACTCATCCTACAAAAACGATAAAGTCTAGAACAACTAGTGGTGGTGGAAGTTCTTCTTCTAGTTCAAATACTACCGGAGGCGGAAATTATGTACAACAATCAACAGATAATCTGAAAAATTACCAAGCAGGTTTAGTAGATTTAGGACCTGATTTTAAACCTACAGCAGAGCAAACAGCGCGTGACAACGCTAAAGTTGCAGAGTTGAAAAAGAAAGACGCGGCAGCAGCCGCAGCTAATGCTGCGAATGTAACGTCGTCTAATAGTTCATCTAACACGACTAATGGTGGTAGCACTACAACTACTTCTAATACAACTACATCGCCAAATTCAATGGCTGAGACTATATTAAAAGCTAATATTGGAAATGAAAATAGAGCACAGAGTTTTAATTTTGATAGAGAAGAGGCAAATATTACAGCTACTAATGATTCTATTACTGCTGCCAATAAAGCGTTAAATAGATTGCCTAGACATAGACAATTAACGGAACAAGGACAAAATTTCGCAGGTAGAGCTGGAGGTAGAGCAGCTGCAATAAGTAGACGTAATAGCGGTCTTTTCAGTAGAGAAGAGGTTACTAATCTGTATAGAGATGGTCAAAATAAACAATAATAGATTTTGAAAAAAATAATTCAATGGCTTACAGGTGGCGTCATCAAAGAAGTTGGTGACGCCATTGATAAGCTTACAACCACAAAAGAAGAAAAGCTGCTAATTAAAAAGCAAATCCAAGAAATCATGGATAAGGCTAATGCTGAGGCAGAGAGTCAAATAACAAGGCGTTGGGAAAGCGATATGAAATCAGATTCTTGGCTTTCTAAAAACACACGACCTATGGCTTTAATATTTTTATCTATTATGGCTATAGCTTTTATATGGGTTGATAGTCATCATGAAATATCTTTTACTGTAGAACAAGAGTGGATTGGATTATTAAAGCAGTTACTTACAACTGTTTATATAGCTTATTTTGGATCACGAGGCGTGGAAAAATTCAAATCTATAAGTAATAATAAATAGTAAGAGTATTAATTAAATTAAATAAAATCTAATAAAATGAAAAAACTAATATTATCATTATGTTTATTCTGTTCTATTCTAATGTATTCACAAGATAGAAAAGAATTTGCTGGAATATGGCAAGACATTAATAACGAAGAAACTGTTTTAGTTGTGTATCACGACAAGATTATTAAATCTTTAAAATTTTGGAACTTTAAGTTAGGTGACAAGTTTAACATTAAAGAAAGTTTTTTATATGAAAAAAACGGTTTAGTTCAAACAGAGTATGAAGACAATATTAATAATGTCAAATTTATTACCGAGTACAGGTTAGAAGATAATATATTAACAAAAGAAGCGAATGGTATGCTTCAACAATTCACTAAATTAAATTAAATAAAATGGCAGAAAGCTTTAAAATTACAGAAGAAGAGTTAAAAGTTGTTCAAGAACAACAAGTCAATTATCAAAAAATAATAGAGCAATTAGGTTTGTCTGACGTGAGAAAGCACACGCTTTTATCTCAATTAGATGTACTACTTCCTAAAATAGAAGAAAACAAACAAGCTCTTGAAGAGAAATACGGCTCTATTAATATAAACATACAAACAGGCGAATACACTGAAATAGAAAAAGATGACGGTGAAACAGCTGTTGTTAAGGCTGAGGACTAATGACTAATGTAATAAGAAAAATCAGTATAGGTGCTGATTATAAAAGCGATGCTATGCACTACTCTGTTGGACAAAGCGTCTACGGTGGTCATGAAATTGCTTATATAACTCAAGACCAAGAAGATAATTCTTATAATATTCACATAAAGAAAAACAATGAGGTATTGCCATGGAAGAAGTTTAATTCTAACATGGCTATATCCATTGAGTACGATCTAGAGTATTAATGAAAAGCTTGTATGATTTCATAGTAAAACCTTTGGGAGATACTTACGAAAATAAAAAAACAATAGGTAACAAAGAGCTTATATTAAATACTAAAATTGAAAGTTTTAAATTTGTAAATAATGTAGCAGAGGTTATTGAAACTCCAGCTGCTTATGAAACTATTATAAAAAAAGGCGATTTAGTATTAATACACCACAATGTTTTTAGAACTTTTTATAATATGCAAGGTGTAAAGAAAAAATCAAGATCTTACTTTAAAGATGATCTATTTTTTTGTGCTCTTGATCAAATATACTTATGTAAAAATAAGAACAAATGGAAAGCTGTAAACAATAGATGTTTTGTTAAACCTTTAAAATCTAAAGACAAATTAACAACAAATAAAGAACAGCACCTTATTGGTATACTTAAAATAGGTAATAGTTCCTTAGAAGCGCTAGGAATAAACGAGGGAGACTGTGTTGGTTATACTCCTTATGGGGAATATGATTTTAATGTAGAAAACGAGCGTTTATATTGTATGAAATCTAATGATATTGTAATTAAATATGGAAATAAAGAAAACCAAGAAGAGTATAATCCAAGCTGGGCAAATAGCGGTTGAAGAACTAATAAAGGTCGCTAAAGAGCCCATTATAGATTTTGGCCCTGACATCTCAGCAGATAGGCTTAAGAACGCCGCGGCTACTAAAAAATTAGCTATATTTGATGCCTTTGAAATATTACAAAGAATACAAGAAGAAGAAAATATTATAAACGAAAAACCAAAAGAAGTTAAAGAAGAAAAAGCTTTTAAAGGTTTTGCAGAAGGAAGATCTAAATAATGTATACGCAAGATCTTTTTACTGTTGTTGAAGACCACATAAAACCTAAAGTTCTAAAAAGAATGAATAGGTATAACAAGTGGGAGTATGGTTATAATGAAGAACATGATATAGTTATTATATCTAAAACAGGAAAAATAGGTGAAATATATAAAATACAAAACTTATATATAGGATTACCTGAGGTTCCTAAAGATGTTGTTAAATTTAAAAACAACAAATGGAATAGAGAAACACTACCAGTTGCTTTCAAAAAAATCAAAACAATTTTTGATTGGGAAGAATACCCAGTTGATTTTAAAGAAAAATGGTATGATTATATTGATAAAGAATTTAATAGAAGAGAACAAGGTTTTTGGTTCTATAATAAAAGTGTGGCTACTTACCTTACTGGTACTCACTATATGTACTTGCAGTGGTCCAAAATTGATGTTGGGAAACCAGACTTTAGGGAAGCAAACAGATTATTCTTTATATTCTGGGAAGCTTGTAAAGCCGACATCAGGTGTTATGGAATGTGCTATCTTAAAAACCGTAGATCGGGATTTTCTTTTATGGCATCAGGAGAGGTGGTTAATCTTGCAACTATTAATTCCGATTCACGGTACGGAATATTGTCCAAATCTGGGGCCGACGCAAAGACAATGTTCACTGATAAAGTCGTCCCAATATCGGTCAATTATCCGTTCTTTTTTAAACCGATACAAGACGGAATGGACCGTCCCAAGACCGAACTTGCCTATAGAGTACCAGCGTCCAAATTCACCAGGAGGAAACTCATCGCCAACGAGACCGCGGCCGATCTTGAGGGACTCGATACCACTATCGATTGGAAAAACACAGGCGACAATGCCTATGATGGGGAGAAACTTAAACTCCTCGTCCACGATGAATCCGGTAAATGGGAGAGGCCGAACAACATCCTCAACAACTGGCGTGTTACGAAAACCACTCTTAGATTAGGTAGTAGAATTATTGGTAAGTGTATGATGGGTTCAACATCTAACGCTTTAGATAAAGGAGGTGATAACTTCAAGAAATTATACTATGACTCAGATGTTACAGAAAGAAACGCCAACGGACAGACTCGCAGCGGACTCTATTCTTTGTTCATACCTATGGAATGGAACTACGAAGGATACATTGATTCTCATGGCGTACCTGTATTCGACACACCAAAGAAGCCGGTTGAAGACCCTCACGGAGTAAAAATAAAACAAGGGGTAATAGAATATTGGCAAAATGAAGTAGATGGTTTAAAGCAAGATCAAGACGCTTTAAATGAATTCTATAGACAATTTCCAAGAACTGAAGAACATGCTTTCAGAGACGAAGCTAAATCTTCGTTATTTAATTTAACTAAAATTTACGAGCAAATAGACTATAATGGTGATGTTGGTAAAACAAAGTTAGTAACTAGAGGAGATTTTTACTGGGAAAACGGAATAAAAGATACAAGAGTTCTTTTTGCACCTAAAAATAATGGTAAGTTTTATATATCATGGGTGCCAGATGTTAGTCAACAAAATAAAATTATAATAAAAAGAGGTATAAAATATCCAGCTAATGAACACATGGGCGCTTTTGGATGTGATCCATATGATATATCAGGAACAGTTGATGGTAGAGGTTCTAATGGATCTTTACATGGCTTAACTAAATTTAGTATGGAAAACGCTCCTGCTAATCATTTTTTTCTAGAATATATAGCAAGACCTCAAACTGCTGAAATGTTTTTTGAAGATGTTTTAATGGCTTGTATTTTTTATGGAATGCCTATATTAGCGGAAAATAATAAACCTAGATTACTGTATCATTTTAAAAGAAGAGGTTATAGAGGTTTTGCAATGAATAGACCGGATAAATTAAAACTATCTATTACAGAGAGAGAGATAGGTGGAATACCTAATTCATCAGAAGATATTAAACAAGCTCACGCAGCTGCTATAGAATCATATATAGAAGATTTTGTAGGTTTAAAACAAAATGGAACATATGGAGATGTTTACTTTCAAAGAACATTAAACGATTGGTCTAAATTTAATATAAATAACAGAACAAAACATGATGCTTCTATAAGTTCTGGCCTAGCAATAATGGCCTGCAATAGAAATAAGTATAGACCAGTACCTACCATTACAAGAAAAACTTATGATCTTGGTTTTAAAAAATATAATAATAAAGGAACAATGTCAAAAATAATTGAATAAATGAAAATGTACACTAACTCAAATAGCGCCTTTCCTAGTCAGGTAGTACCGGATTATGAAAAAGCTTCGTTAGAATATGGTTCGCAAGTGGCGCAAGCTATTGAGACAGAGTGGTTTAATCAAGGCCGAACTAATGGTAATAGATATCTTACTAGTTTTAATAATTTTCACCACTTAAGATTATACGCTAGAGGTGAACAACCCGTTCAAAAATACAAAGACGAACTATCAATAAACGGTGACTTAAGCTATTTAAATTTAGACTGGAAGCCAGTTCCTATATTATCTAAATTTGTTGATATTGTTGTAAACGGTATATCTAGTAAAGAATACGATATAAAAGCTTATTCGCAAGATCCTGCTTCTGTTAAAAAAAGAACTATGTATGCAACTGCTGTTGCAGAAGATATGTTTGCTAAAGAACAAATGCAAGCTGCTGAAAATTTACTAGGAGTTCAACTACAAAGAACAAGTATTCCTCCAGCAGATTTACCAGAAACAAAAGAAGAGTTAGAACTGCATCTACAGTTAAGTTACAAACAAGCTATTGAAATAGCTGAAGAAGAAGCTATAACACAAACTTTAGCTAAAAATAAATGGGAACTTACTAAAAGAAGATTAAATGAAGATTTAGTTGTATGCGGTATAGCTTGTGCAAAAACTAATTTCAATGTTGCTAATGGTATAACTTTAGACTACGTTGATCCTTCTTATTTGGTATACTCTTATACGGAAGATCCTAATTTTCAAGACATATACTATGTTGGTGAAGTTAAATCAATAACTATACCAGAGCTTAAGAAGCAGTTTCCTAATATTCCAGAAGAAGAATTACAAAGAATTCAAGAAATGCCTGGTAACAGGCAGTATATAACTGGGTGGGGCAACTATGACAACAACACGGTTCAAGTAATGTATTTTGAATATAAAACTTACATGAACCAAGTTTTTAAATTAAAAAGAACTGAAAACGGGTTAGAGAAAATAATAGAAAAAACAGATGAATTTAATCCTCCACCAAACGATGGGTTTGAAAGAGTCGGTAGAAGTATAGAGGTATTATATACTGGAGCTAAAGTACTAGGAACAAATACAATGCTTAAGTGGGAGCTAGCAGAAAACATGACAAGACCAGCTGCTGATACTACTAAGGTAGAAATGAATTATTCTATAGTTGCACCAAGAATGTACAAAGGTAGAATAGAATCTATTGTAAGTAGATGTACAGGTTTTGCAGACATGATACAGTTAACGCACTTAAAAATGCAACAAGTATTAGCTAGGATGGTGCCAGACGGTGTATTCTTAGACATGGACGGTTTAGCAGAGGTTGATCTAGGTAATGGTACAAACTACAATCCAGCAGAAGCATTAAATATGTATTTTCAAACTGGTTCTATTGTTGGTAGATCACTCACACAAGATGGTGATCCTAATAGAGGTAAAGTACCTATTCAAGAATTACAGTCATCTGCAGGTGGTCAAAAACTAGCAGCACTAATACAAACGTATCAATATTACTTACAAATGATACGTGATGTTACGGGTCTTAACGAGGCTAGAGATGGTAGTTTACCTGATAAAGACGCTTTAGTAGGTCTTGCTAAAATGGCAGCTAATCAATCTAATATAGCTACAAAACATATAAATCAAGGTAGCTTATATATTGCTTTAAAAATATGTGAAAACATATCTTTAAAACTAGCAGATGCTTTAAGTTATCCTTTAACAGCTAATGCTTTAATAGAAGGTATATCTATATATAATGTAGAAACATTAAGAGAAATATCTAATTTAAACTTACATGACTTTGGTATATTCTTAGAGTTAGAACCTGACGATGAAGAGAAAGCTCAGCTAGAACAAAACATCCAAGTTGCTTTGCAGTCTGGAGGTATTGACTTAGAAGACGCTATAGATATTCGTCAAATTAAAAATCTAAAACTAGCAAATCAATTACTAAAACAAAAACGTAAAAAGAAATTAGCTAGAGAAAGAGCAAATCAAGAAAGAATGATAGCTGCTCAAGGTGAAGCTGCGGCCAAAACAGCAGAGCAAACTGCATTAGCAGAAACTCAAAAACAAGCAGCGTTGACTCAACAAAAAGTTAGCATAGAGCAAGCTAAGTCTCAATTTGAAATAAGTAGAATGGAAACTGAAATGCAAATAAAAGCTAAGTTAATGCAGCAAGAGTATGGTTATCAATTTCAATTGGCTCAAATAAAGGCAGGGGCTGAAGGTTCTAAAGAAAAAGATATTGAAGACCGTAAAGATAAAAGATTAAAAATGCAAGGTACTCAACAGAGTAAATTGATACAACAGAGACAAAACGACTCTAATCCTGTTGATTTTGAAAATACAGGAGAAAACAACCTAGGATTTAACATAGAAGAGTTAATGCCTAAAGTTTAATTATTTAATTATTTAATTATATTATATTATGTCAGAAAACACAGCGACCGAAGAGGTCAAACAAGAAGGTGATTTTAAAATTAAAAAGAAAAAAACACCAAAAAACTTAGGACACATTAGTGGTAATGATCCTGTAAAAGTAGATTTAACAAAACCAGAAGCAACAGGTGAAGTTATACCAGATGTTGTTAAGGTTGAAATACCAAAAGAAGACAATGCCATTCGTATCGGAGAAACAGGAGATGTTCCTGAAGAAAAACAAGCCGGAGATTTGGTTGAAGTGGAAAAACAAGTACAAGAGCCCAGCGAGGCTGCTGAAGAAGTCACCCCACTCCAAGAAATAACCGATGAAGAAGTTAAAGAGGTTAGACAAGAGGCTCAAGAAGCCGTAAGAGATCAACAGATTTTAGGAAAACCTTTACCTGAAAATGTAGAAAAACTAGTTTCTTTTATGGAAGAAACAGGTGGAAGCGTAGAAGACTACGTGGCATTAAACAAGGATTACTCTAAGCTTAACGGCTCTGAGATTTTAAAAGAATATTATCTTAAATCCAAACCACACTTAGATTTAGAAGAAATAGCTTTCTTAATGGAAGACAATTTTAAGTATGATGAGGACATAGATGAAGAGCGAGCTATACGTAAAAAGAAACTCGCTTATAAAGAAGAAGTTGCAAAAGCAAAACAATACTTAGAAAGCTCTAAGAGTAAATACTACGACGAGATCAAGTTGAGACCGGGCGTAACTCAAGAGCAACAAGAGGCGTTAAGCTTTTATGACCGATATAAAAAGCAGCAAGAAAAAGCTCAAGCACAACACGGTGATTTTAGAGATCGTACTAAAAAATTATTCAATAAAGAATTCAAAGGTTTTGATTTTAATGTGGGGGATAAGAAATTTAGATACGGTGTTAAAGATCCAGCTAAGGTAGGTGAAACTCAAGTGGATGTTCAGAATTTCGTAAGTAAGTATTTAGACAAAGACGGAAATATGATAGATCCAAGTGGGTACCACAAAGCTATGTACGCTGCAATGAATGCTGATAAACTAGCTCATCATTTTTATGAACAAGGAAAAGCTGATGGCATCAAAGGTGTTATTACAAATTCTAAGAATCCAGCGCAAGATGGACCTAGGCAAGTTGCCGATGGAAATGTTTTCATAAATGGATTAAAAGTAAAGTCGATTAGTGGTTTAGATTCATCAAAATTAAAAATAAAAACAAAAAAGTTTAACTAATTAAAATTAAAAATTATGGCTTTATCCCCACAGTTTGGAAGTATAGTACCTTCTCAAACTCAACAATTACTTCAACAGAACTATCTTACATTCGATGGTGCTGCTGGTGGAAATTTTGCTCAGCAATATTTACCAGAGCTTTACGAAGCTGAAGTAGAAAGATACGGTAACAGAACGTTATCCGGATTTTTAAGAATGGTAGGCGCTGAAATGCCTATGACATCTGATCAAGTAATTTGGTCTGAACAAAATCGTTTACACATATCTTATGCTGATTGTGCAATTGCCGCTAACGCTGGTGGTGGCGCAAATCTAGGTATTGATATTACTAACGGTGGTGCAAACACGCAAGTTTCAAATGTTGTTTCTCCAGCTTCAACAGTTGTCGTTATGGACGACTTTGGTGGTGAATTAAAATGTTTTGTTGACGCGTCTGATAGTGCTACTGGTCTTATATCTGTACAGCCTTACACTGCTGCTGATCTATCCGGTTTAACTGGTTTAGTTAAAGTGTTTGTGTATGGTTCTGATTATCAAAAAGGACAGAGTTCAGCTCAAGGAATATCAGGAGCAAACGCAATCGCTGCTGCTAACCCTATGATTACTGTAAACCCTGCGTTTACTACTTTTAGTAACAATCCTATTATCATTAGAAGCCAATATTCTATTAATGGTTCTGACACTGCTCAGATCGGTTGGGTAGAAGTTGCTACTGAAGATGGAACAGGTGGTTACTTATGGTATTTAAAAGCTGAGTCTGAAACTAGACTACGTTTCGAAGATTACTTAGAAATGTCTATGGTTGAAGGTGAGCTTAAAAATGCAGCTGTATCTCCTATTGCTGGAGCTGCTGGTGTAGGTATTATTGGTACTGAAGGTTTATTTGCTGCTATCCAAAACGGAGGTAACGTAGAAGTAGGATTTACTGCTGCTGCTGGTATCGACGCTTTCGACGCAATACTTAAAAACCTAGATACTCAAGGAGCTATTGAAGAAAACATGTTATTCTTGAACAGAAATACTGCTCTTGATTTTGACGATATGTTAGCTGCTATCTCTGGAGGTTATGCAGGTGGTACTGCTTTTGGTCTTTTCGAAAACTCTGAAGAAATGGCATTGAACTTAGGATTCTCAGGATTCCGTAGAGGTTCTTACGATTTCTACAAAACAGATTGGAAATACTTAAACGACGCTTCTACGCGTGGTGCAATGACTGGTCCTGCTTCAATTGAAGGAGTATTAGTTCCTGCAGGTACTTCTACTGTTTACGACCAAATCTTAGGTACAAACATTAGACGTCCTTTCTTACATGTAAGATATAGAGCTTCTCAAGCTGATGACAGACGAATGAAATCATGGCTAACTGGTTCAGTTGGTGGTGCATTTACTTCTACGTTAGATGCAATGGAAGTTAACTTCTTATCTGAAAGATGCTTAGTAACACAAGCTAGAAACAACTTTGTATTATTCAAAGGTATCTAGTACATTAATGTAATTCTTACCCTCGTTATATCAACGGGGGTAATTATTACTTTTATTAATTTTATTATATTATATCATGGCAAAAAATGAAAAAATCCAACAAACTGGTTGGGAAATAAAAGATAGAAGATATTTTTTAAAAGATAACTCTTCACCACTAACATTAACAATACCTAGCAAGCATACAAAAAAGCATTCATTACTATGGTTTGATGAGGAAACAGGAACTCAAAGAGAATTGAGATATGCTACAAATCAAGCTTCAGTATTTGTAGATGAACAAAAAGGTGAAGCAACAATGGGGCATATAACTTTTACTGATGGCGTACTGCAAGTTCCAAAGGAACAACAAGCTTTACAAAAAATGCTGTCTATATATCACCCTTTATTAGGTAAAAAATACCTAGAACACAAACCTCAAGCTATCGCTCAAGATCAATTAGCTGATTTAAATATAGAAATAGACGCATTAAACGCTGCTAGAGATATAGAAATAGATCAAGCCGAAGCAATCATGAGAGTAGAGATTGGCTCTAGGGTTAATAAGATGAGTTCTAAAGAACTTAAAAGAGATTTATTAATATTTGCTAAAAACAATCCTAAGTTATTCTTAGATTTAGCTAATGATGAAAACGTAATGTTAAGAAACTTTGCGGTTAGATCAGCTGAACTTGGGATAATCTTGTTGTCTCAAGATCAAAGGCAAATATCCTGGGCGTCTAACGGTAGAAAACTAATGAACGTTCCGTTTGATGAAAATCCTTATTCAGCTTTTGCTGCTTATTTAAAAACAGACGAAGGTGTAGAAGTATTTAAATCAATAGAGAAAAAAATGATTTAACAGGTGATTATAATAATGGGTGATCACTTTGTGGTCACCTAATTATTAAAAAAAAAACATATAATGGCAATAAACGTAAATCAAGTTTATCAAACAGTTTTACTTATTCTCAATAAAGAACAGAGGGGATATTTAACTCCTGATGAATTTAATAGAATAGGCGCACAAGTGCAGCTTGAAATATTCGAGTCTTATTTTGAAGATTTAAATCAACAATTACGTGTGCCAGACAACGACTCTGAATACTCAGATCGTATAAAAAATACGCAAGAAAAAATTGCGCTCTTCCAAGAATCGGGCACATGTCCTTATATAGGCCCTTATTTTGGTGTGCCAACAGTATCAGGTAACACCACATCTCAAACATTTACCACAACAACAGCTCAGCAGTATGTAATAACTACTATTACAGCAGATGAATTAGACGCTGGGCAACCAAGCGTTACTTTAGAAGACGCTAATGGTATTCAACAACCTTTAGCTGAATTTACTGATTGGAATATATCTGGTCTTACGCTTAGTTTAACTAACGTACCCACAGCTGGTAGAGCTTTAATCTTAACAGTCAATGAGTTTGATTTTTATAAACTAGGAACTGTTATACATAAAGATGAAACACCTGTTCAATACGTTCAACCTAATGAACTATTAGAATTGAATTTATCACCTATAACAAAACCATCTATTTCTTTCCCTGTTTACAGATACAAAGATAGACAAATATTTGTATCACCATCAACTATACAGAGTGATTTATCTTGTACTTACTTAAGAAAACCACTAAACCCAATGTGGAACTTTACAGCAACAGCTCCAGCTTATCAGTATATTTACAATGCTGGTAGTTCTGTAAACTTTGAATTACATCCAACAGAGCAAACTGAAATAGTGTTAAGAATACTAATGTATGCTGGTGTCATAGTTAAAGATCCTCAAGTAATACAAAGCGCAGCTCAACAAGTTGCTATGGATAACCAAAACGAAAAAATATAAAACATGGCTATACAACCTCCAAATAACGGATTACTAAACGAAACTGGTCAACAATACTACCAAGGTGCTGAAGGTTTTGTAGGTGATGGGGCTAATAGAACTTTTACTACAACTTTTGATACTGACTTATATTTAGGTAATTGGAATCCTAGTGCTGAAAACTACGCATTAAATAATTTTAAAGTGTATACTAGTACAAGTGGTTTTCCCGGATCTTGGTCTGAATACATTACAGAGTTTTCTGTTTCAGATAATTCAATTGTTTTTCCAGCTACTGCAATACCCGCTAATGGTTTGTATATAGTAGTTCAATTAAAAATACTAGATGGTGGTAAATACGGTTCTACGCCTGCTGAAAAAGCATACGGTCAAACCGTAGAAGATAACTATGGTAGTTACAAATACGTAAAACTAGTTGATATAGTAAATAACTTTTTAGTAGGATATGTTGGTACTGGTAAATTACTACCAGACGCTAAAAGAACAGATGTTATCTTTCACGCAAAAAGAGGTATGCAAGAATTTAGTTATGATACTTTAAAAAGTATTAAATCTTCTGAGTTAACAATACCTGAGGGTTTGACTCTAGTTCTTCCTCAAGACTACGTTAATTATGTGGGTATGTCTTGGATCGACGGGCAAGGAGTAAAAAGACCTATATATCCAGCTAATAATCTAACAATAAGTCCTTTCAATACTCAGTTGCAAGATAGTCAAGGAATACCTACACAAGATAATTTTGGTAATGATTTAGAGGGAACATCTATAGTTCAAGAAAGATGGCATAGCGCTAATGACAAGTTAATAAACGGGAGTTGGACAATGCAAGATTTCACTAATGATTTATGGGCTTACAACTGGGACTACCCAGGTTCTTTCTTTGGTGCGACAAGAGGTCAAATGTATGGAATGGATCCTCAGTACTCACAGTACAATGGCTGGTTTAATATGAACGAAAGAGAAGGTAAAGTATCTTTTTCAGCAAACTTAAAAGACAAGTTAATTGTTTTAGAATACATATCAGACGGTTTAGCTACTGATTTAGATACTAAACTACCTAAACTTGCTGAAGAGGCAATGTACGCTTATATACTTTATTCTATAATATCTACTAGAGCAAATCAACAAGAGTACGTAGTTCAAAGACTAAGAAGAGACAAGAGTTCAAAATTGCGAAATGCAAAAATAAGATTATCTAATATAAAGCTTGAAGAAATAGTACAAGTAATGAGAGGTAAATCTAAATGGATAAAATCATAATACATGGCAGAAGCTAAAAATACTTTTCTAAAATCCAAGATGAATAAAGATCTTGATGATAGAATATTGCCTAACGGTGAATATAGAGATGCTCTGAATATATCTGTAGGTAGATCAGAAGACAATGATGTTGGTTCGCTTGAGAATATATTAGGTAATTCTTTAATAGCGGCTACAGCTTCTAGTAATGCTAATTTAAAATGTATAGGTAAGTTTGAAGATGAAGTTGGTAATAGAATATTTCAAATATTAACAGACTATACTGATGTAGACGCTACTTGCCAAACTATAAACTACCCATCAGCATCTGATGTTGTAGAAATGAAAATAACTGTACTTGATCTTAATAACAATACTTACAGCACTTTAGTTGAAGGTAAGTTTTTAAATTTTGCTAAAAATAGATGCTGGCAAGTTACAGGAATAAACTTAGTGGAAGATTTATTATTTTGGACAGACAATAGAAATCAACCTAGAAAAATAAACGTAACAACAGCTATAGGTGATCCTAATTACTACACCGAGGAAAGTCAAATATCTGTTGCTAAATACATGCCAACAAGAGCTCCTGAACTTTACAAGGAAGTAGATACTACTGTTGTAACGGTTACAGATACTAAGAATTTTGTATTAGAAACAGTTACTGGAATATCTATTGACATGTTTGTAGTTTCTAACGCAGCGCAAAACGTAGGATCAGAAAGTATACTTGGTAGTGAGTATATAAGAGTAACGGCTATAGACGCGGTTACAAATACAGTAACTATTAATGCAGATCCTGCCACCGCGGTTGTTGTTGGGCAAAGACTTAGGTTTATTGAAACTACAATGACAAACGAAAGCGGTGACACTAGTTGGCCTGGTGATCCTAGATATTTAGAAGATAAGTATGTTAGATTTTCATATAGGTTTCAATTTGATGACGGTGAATATTCTTTAATGTCTCCTTTTACTCAAATAGCGTTTATACCTCAACAATCTGGATTTTTTCTAAATGGAAACGAAACACAGGCTTATGAAAGTACTATTGTTAAGTGGTTCGAGAACAACGTGGATAATGTTAAATTAAGAATATCTTTACCTGGAGTCGGTACAAATGAAAACTTAGGAGGTAGTACTTCTAAAAACGTACTTACAGAATATAAGATAAAAAATATAGACATACTATATAAAGAATCAAATGGTTTAGTTGTTAAGGTTTTAAAAACCATATCAGGTACGACTATGGCTTCTGAAATGGACGAAAATATTTATGTTTATGAATATCAATCTGAAAAACCATATAAGACGTTAACTGAAGGACAAACAACTAGGGTTTATGATAAAGTACCAGTTAGAGCACTAGCACAATCTGTTGCTGGTAATAGAGTTATATATGGCAACTTTAAAGACAAGCACACACCTTACGATACGCTTGACTACAACTGCACAGTGCAAGAAAAAAATGACTTGTATACTTCTTGGGCAGAATATCCTAATCACACAATAAAACAAAATAGAACTTATCAAATAGGTTTTGTTTTATCAGATAAATTCGGAAGACAATCTTCAGTTATTTTATCTACATACGATACACTTTCAGCCTCTCAAGGTAGTACTATATTTGGCGGATCAACTGTTTTCCACCCGTACTATGATGCTAATGATTCATTAGATGTAAAGTCTTGGTTTGGTGACGCGGCTTTGCTTTTGTTAAATCAAACAATAGGTAATTTTACAATAGGATCTTCAGACCGTAACTTAGCTACAGGAGCTCCAGGTATATATGGAGAACCTCAAACATCTTGGGTTGTAGATAATAGCACTAATGATTCTTTAACTTATGATGCAGGTACTAACAGGTGGACATTAAGCTTTTCTACACCAACTATAGGTTCTTTACCTACAACAGACATGTATTTAAGAGGTGAATACGTAGACTATACTCAAGTACTAAGCATTAGTAGCGCAGCAGGGACAACTAGCATTACAACGCTTGACAAGCCAAATAGCTATTATTTATATTTAATAGAGAACACAGATACTGATACTAAGTTTGCATACTCTATAAATCCATTAGGTTGGTATAGTTACAAAATTGTAGTTAAACAAAGAGAGCAAGATTACTATAATGCATATTTACCTGGATTTTTAGATGGATATCCTGAGCAAATGACCCAAGGTAGCGAAATTCAATATGTAGTAAGCACAGATGCAGCAGGTGATGCTTATTCTTATGCAGCAAACGCTAATGGTATAAATGAAATTTTATTCCCAGGTGGTGAACTAGATGATACCGCTCATGCTGTTTTAATAAACGATAATATAAATAAAATACCTAGAGATTTATCTGAAGTAGGACCTGATCAAAAACAATATAGAAGTAGTGTAGAATTATTTGGTAGAGTAAATAATTACGAAGGTAAGTTTAATATAACAAACTGGAGTCATTCTGGTGGCACGCCTGGTGGTGCTGGTGCTGATCAGGTAAATGAAATTAGATTCGATGGAGTTAATGATCCATCAAACACAACGGTATTTTGCCCAACGGGTTCTTGCACGGGTCAAGAAAAAGCATTAGAACCAGGTATGGCTTTATTAATGGGCAAGTGTGAAGTTGACTATCCAAACTGTACACCAACGAGCAATCCTCCTGCTTACCAAGATCCTCAGTTTTTTTCTAATGCTACTTTAATAACAAAAGTAGAATATGATGCTGATGAAGATGAAACAATAGTTACATTTAGCCCAGGTGGTGCTATTAAAGCAGATGCTGATAACATAGTAATAGAGTATGGTGACAACGAGCAGTATTACCCTACGCAAAAACCTGATATTGCCTCTACAGTAGGTACCGCAGATGATTTAGGTTTTTATCAATACTCAGTGGATAATTTTAATGGTAGCGCAGCTAGAAACTTATATCAACTAGAAACAAATCCTATTGTGGCTAGATTTTCTACTAATCAAAAGCTAGGTGTTATAGCTGCTGACATGGTTCCTTGGTTGAGTATATATGAAACTGCCCCAGTAGATTCGTTATTAGATATTTTCTGGGAAAGCACGACCGGTTGGAATTATATTTCAGACATCAATCAAGATGTAGAAGCTGGATCAGACGCACCAGGTGGTTTTTCGCCAATAGGTTTTGAATTTATAGAAACTCAAAACTTTGATGGAGCTGATAATTTAATATTAAGCGGTATCACGGGTGCATCAAATTCACCCTGGATAACAGATATATTTTACCCTCGTAATAATACAGGTGTAAATCTTACAAATACAACAGCAGTTATGACTGTTACGAATCTTGCTGGTAATGATGTTTCTGGTGATTTTCAATTAGAACAAGTGCCTCAATCTTCACCGCAAGAAGCAGGTGGTTATAGAGTTAAGTTTATAAACAGCAATCACGCTTTTTTAAATTCAGCAGCAACTGTAGAAAATTTTACTTTCTCTTTAGCTATAACTTATAACGGAGAAGTAACAACAAGAACTTTTCCAGGTAGATTACAAAACTTTACACCGTCATTTACACTTGCTAATTGTAGTGATTATATAACTGTAACTAGTCAAACAGAAACAGGAACTGTTATAGATTTTAACGCAGTTAATGGCACAACAAAATTAGCAGATGTAGGAACAGATTTGTTTTTTGATATAACAACCGGTAACAGCAATAATTATTTTGTGTTAAATGGTACGACAGGTATACTTACTTTAAATCAAACTTTAGGTCAAAACGTTCCTTTAGGGGTTTATCCTTTAACTGTTAGAGTTAGAGACGCATATTTGTCTAGCTCAAACCCTCCTGATCTGCAAAATGCATTACCTGAGTATGCAACAATGCAAACAACATGCTCATTTACAATAACTGTAGGTCCTGAAATGGTTCCACCTTATTATCAAGGCCCTTTTCAAAGTGAACCAATATGGACACAGGAAGCAAATACTATTGCAAATCCTTGTCAAGCTCCTGGTAATTCAGACTGTAACAGAATGGGGTTTCAGTCAGGTGTTATTGATCCTTCTACTAACGCTGATGGTACTGGCGCTGGTTTAACTCCAGCCAGTGGTAATCCACAGTATTTTGGTATTGGTGGTTTTTATTTTGGACCAAGACAAAATGGTGGTCCAGGCACAACACCACTTATTGTTAATGGACCTAATAATCAAGCGCCTAGTTTATTTGGTGGTGAGGTTTATAATATGGTTAGCCATGTAGAGGGTGATATAGGTGGTCAACTTGGCTTAACACCTGTAGCGTTAACATCTGGAGCAATGTTAATAACCGTTAATTTAGAAAATTTAATGGATTGTAATAACACTGATGCGATACCAGAAAACAACTCAGAAATTCAATGGGTTAAGATATTTCATAGAGCAGCTAGTGCAACTGCGCCAAACCCAAACTCTTGGATTGAAATAAGCGATGCTAACCTAGCAGGTGCACCATCTAACATTGGGTCTTCACCGGCTTTTGATCTGAAAGCAGATGTTCGAAGAAGTGCTCCACAAACAAGCGCTAACTATTGTATAACATCAGGCGCTTTTTATATAGACGCTAATCAATTACCTGGTGAATATTTTATAGCTGTAAAAGCTATTCAAAATCTTTCAAGTGGAGTATCGCAAGGATGTTGTGTTTGTAATGGAATGTCTGGAATTCAAGGGGCATATCAAGGTTACGCTTATATAACAGCTGAAGATGCTAATTTTGATTTTACAGGGGCAGCTCAAGATCAAGGTGTTTTATATAGTTACCCATACACAGTCCAGCAAATTGGTGGAACAACTAGCACTTTTCCTGCTACAAGCTTGCTACCAATAGGATCTCCAACAGATACGGTGTATGCTCACGCAAAGTATGGTAGTACTGTTAGACAATTCTTTAGTGATTCAGCTTTATTAACTCCATGGGAACCAAATCAAGGTGTTCAAGGTGATTTGTATCACACTTTCGAAGGAGGTTTAATTCAAAACTTCGTATGTGTTCAAGGAAATAGTTGCCAAGCTGGGCAAAGATACTGGACTGTTTATACTGATCCAGGTGATATTTGTTCAGGTTTTAGTACTTGGAATCTACCATCTGAACCTCTTAACATGCGAGCTGCTAGCAAGGTGGTTTATAAAGGAAAATTTAGTGCAAGTGGTGAAGTTATAAATGGTTATACAATAATTGATACTAATTACGCTAGTGATGCAGCTAGCGTTATTTTAGCACAATCATTTAACGGTACAGGTACTGTTAATGGATCTACAGATGTAAAAAATTATGGTATACCAGTAACTCGATTCGCTGGAATGTCTGGTTCAGCAGCAAACATTTGCTAGTAATAAATTAAAAAAATAAGTGATAATATAATATGGCGGCAACTATTGAAATAAACTATTTTAACTCTTTTTGGATAAAGAAGATGGATTCTGTAGCGGAAGTTAGGCCTAACACTGGTGTGATAGATGTAAGCGCTAATAGTGCTACTCAAACAATTACTACTTATGTTCCTGACTTAGGTTATGGACAAAGAGTTTATGCTAAAGACGCTAATGGGGTTGATGTGGTAGGATTTCCAAGTAAAGTTTATTTGATATCTTCTTCAATGGCCGCGTCACCTTACACAGTTGTCTTGTCTGAAGCTGTTAATTTAACGGCCACTGATGTTTTAATTTTTGGTCCTATCGAATTGTTTACTGAAATACCTAGAGTTTATTCAAGCGATCCAACAGACTGGTATGCTGAAGAAGCTAGAATAAGAGGAGGTTACAATAATACAAATGTGGACTTAGGTGTAAAAGCTTACTTAGTAGAAGATAACGCTTCTCAGAACAATAGATTTAATTCTATGATATACTCTGGGGTTTTTAACTCTAGAACAGGTGTAAACAACACTAATCAATTTTCGGTAGCAGAAAATATTACTAGAAGTGTAGACCCATCTTATGGCTCTATACAAAAGCTGTACGCTGAAGATACTAACTTAATTATATTTCAAGAATTAAAAGTAAGTAAAGCTCTTATAGATAAAGACGCTATATACACTCAGGAAGGTCAGGCATTGCAAGCTGCTTCAAATGTAGTAATAGGCGGCATAGTACCTTATGCTGGTGAATACGGAATAAGTACAAATCCAGAAAGCTTTGGTGTGTTTGGATATAGAAAATACTTTGCAGATAGAACTAAAAATCTAATATTAAGATTATCACAAGACGGTATTACTGAAATATCTATGTATGGTATGATCGATTTCTTTAGAGATAATTTAGCTGGTGCTGGTAGTCTGCCAATAGTCGGTGGTTACGATATGCATAATAAGCAATACATTGTTTCTATAGGTGGAGCTGAAGGTAAGGTTAAACCTGGTTTTGATCCTGAAACTGTTTCGTTTGATGAAGCGGTAAAAGGTTGGACAAGTAGATTTGATTATTTTCCAGATGCTATAGGTAGTTTAAGAAATAATTTATATACTTATTTTGAAGGTGAAATATGGCAGCATTATTCCACAAGCGTAAACAGAGCTCAGTTTTATAATACAACTCACACGTCTAGCGTTAATTTAGTGCTTAATCCCTCACCTTCGGTGGTTAAAAACTTTAACACTATTAACTACGAAGGTAGCAGCGGTTGGATTATGGAGTCACTAACAACTGATCAAGATGTAGCTTTACAAATATCAGAATATCAACTATCAACAACACTAGCTGACTTGCAAACGTCTTTATTTACTAACAATTTTAAAAGAAAAGAAAATAAATACTTTGCTAATTTATTAAACCTAACAGCCGTACAACAAGGTGAGGTTTTATTTGGACAAGCTGTGACAGGTGTTAAAGGTTTTACCTCTGAAGTAAAGTTTACTGTTCCAACAGCAAACCAGTCAGCGCAAAGAGAGTTATTCGCAGTTTCTAGCGAATTCAATAGATCGTCTTATTAATCAAATACAATTAAATGAAATTAACAGCAAGAAGACTAACAGAAGAAGACTATAGCACTATCGTAGAGTGGTGGAAGTCTTGGCCAGAATGGGAACCTTTGTCACAAGAAATGTTACCTGAAAACGGTACAGGTGGAATTATAATAGAAAAAGAAGGTGAACCTATAGTAGCAGGTTTTTTATACGGAACAAATTCAAAAATAGCTTGGATGGAATGGATTATATCAAATCCAAAATATAGAATTAAAAAAGACAGAGAGCAAGCTATATTATTATTAATAGATTCATTAGAGCAATGGGCTTATGATGGAGGTTTTAAATTAATACTTAGTATAGGTAGAAGCAAAAGTCTAATAGATAAACACAAGAAATTAGGGTACACGGTGGATGAAAATCCATCACATGAAATAATTAAAAAAATAAGATAATATGGCAGCAGTAGCAGCAATCGGAGCTGGAGTTTCCCTTATTGGAGGAGCAGTGTCAGCTAACCAGGCAAAAAAAGCAGGTCAAGGAGCTCGTAACGATGCTAATAGGGCTAGAGCAGAAATAGCAGCTATTAAAGCTGCCAGAGTTGATATAGTTAATCCTTATGCAAATCAAGTTAACCTATCTGGATTAGCTGAGAATTTGTCTGGTATGATGAATAATCCATTTTCTAGTTTAGGTGTAGCGACTCAAGCCGCGGAAATTAAAATGGAACAAGCTGATATAGCTTTAGCGAATACGTTAGACACAATAAAATCTACAGGCGCTGGTGCTGGTGGAGCAACCGCTTTAGCTCAAGCTGCTTTAGCAAGTAAAAAAGGTGTTGCCGCAGATATAGAAGCTCAAGAAGCTAAGAACGAACAACTAAGAGCACAAGGTGAAGCATCGCTTCAAGCTATGAAAGTTTCTGAAGAACAAAGACTACAAGGTATAGCAATATCAGAAGGTCAAAGATTACAAGCTGGTGAAGCCGCTGGTAAACAATTTACAATGCAAATGAAGGAAGCTAGATCTAACGCTGATCTAGGATACGAAGCTGGCAACTTAGCAAACGCTATGCAATCTCAATCTAACGCAGCTGCTGCGGAAGCAGGGGCATGGGGATCTGCTATATCAGGTGTAACAGGTATAGCTTCGTCTGCTTTACAAGCAGGTAATTAAAAATAACAACCAACTATGAGCGCATACGACAATCCTAAATTAATAAACGATAAATCAGCTTTAGCTTGGGCTGCAGCTGCACAGCAAGTCAGTCAAGCTGTAGTCACAGGTTATCAGAATTATGTAGATTTTAAAATTAAAAACGCTGAAACAGCTAAGAAAAAACAAGAGGTATTTGATTTAGCCTGGAATGAAGCTTCGTTAAAAGCTTACGAAAACGCTGACAAAACTTACGAAGAAGTTGAAGACGCTGGTTTAGAAAACTCTATAATAGATAAAGCTAAACAAATACAGGTTGAACTAATGGAAGGTGTTGGTAAACCTGGTGATGATGATTATAAAATGGGGTCTATAGAAGCTCAAACTATTTTAAAAACTAGAGGAGGTTTAACAAAAGAACAAAGAAAAGAATATAGTGATATAATTTCTGCAGCAAATAAAAATTTAAAAGACCTGCAGGACGATGCTGGTATAATATTATCAGATGTACAAGATGTAGAATTATATAAAGATGGACCAGGTCCAGGTCGTGAATCAAACTGGGAAGGTGGTAATTTTCAAGAACAACTAGGTACTCAATTAGCAGCTTTTGGTTTATCTAACATTTCAGCTGAAGGAACGACTATTGATAGCAAAGATTATAGAAGATTAAGTAACGGTGATAGAGTAGTAGAAGTTGTAACTACAGTTGCAAAAGGTTCTAAAATATTAAAAGATGGTTTTGGTGAAGGCGGTTGGTTAACACAGGCTAAAAACAAAGATGCCAACAATACATATAAAGTAAACGAAGACGGCAGTGTTACTTTTACATGGAAGAAAAACATGAAAAACTGGGACGGTCAATTGTTAAAAGCTACTGAACCAGCTACTGATGGAAATCAAACTTTAGTAGATGCTAACATACTAGATAAATCAAAAGGTGAAATAACAGCTAGTTTTAAAACAGCTTGGACGCCTGTTGGAGATACCATAGGTACAGATGCTGGTAAAGTTAGAACTTTAGTTGCGTCTGAATTTATAGACATGAAAGGCATAAACAAGTCTTTAGAAAAACAATTAGAGGGAAGATTAGCTGGTTTATACGCTTTACCACCAAGAGATAAAAAAGCTTACATGGAACAACGCTTAGAAATGGGTGATATTAATATTAACGAGTTTGTACAACTAACAGAAGAACAGCAAAAATCGTGGTTAAGGTTAGCTGAAATAAATAAAATACGAGAAGATGCCGGATTAACTAGCACGATGAATATTGACCAGTTAATGGCAAGTACAAATCCAGATACTAATAAAAAGTATACTCGTGAAGAAGCTGAAGACGAGGTAGGTGAAACACCTGGTTTTGGTTTTGTTAGAAGAGAATTAACAGACGACGATATAAAGCAACTAAATGAAAGAGGTCTTACTAATTACAAGGCTGGTGAATATGGTTACTTTAAAGAATCAGATCCATCTATGTCTTATGCACCTCAAGGCGATAGAGGACTGACGACCGCGCAGCAAACAGCCTTGTCTAATAAAAACGCTCAAGTAAATAGATTTGAAAATACAAATTTTAGAGGTGATATATTTAGCGCAGCCATGTCTGGTAGATTATCTAAACCACAAGCTGGTGATAGAAAAATAATGTCATCTGGAGATAATTGGAAACCAATGATATGGGTGAAGTCTAGTGCAGAAGGTGTAACAGGTGCAGGTGCTTGGGTGCCTTCAAGACACAATGGAAAAGCTTCATTTACTAACGACGAAAGAGTACAGTTAACAGATTACGTTGACTTATAATAAAAATAAATAAATATGTATGTAAACCCAGAAACGGGACAACGATACACATATGACGAGCTAGTGGGTCTAGCTGGTGGTGTAGAACTTGTTGATCAATATATAAGCCAAAATGGCCTAGCGGAACTAGGCGATGTTGAAGAAATAGAAACTGAAAAAATAGATTTTCAACAAGTCACTGTACCAAATGCGGGTGCAAGTGTAGTGACGGATATAGATCCAGCACCCGAGAATACGGAATTAGATTTGGAAAATATTTCTTTGGCTTCAGCCACAGATGTATTTGATGAAGATCCTTTTAAAGAATTAAAACAAGCTAAAGCTAATCTGGCTTATTTTAATAATGAGGTATTTGATCCTAACAATGCTAGAGCAGGTTTAGTACAAAGAAAAAAATTAGAAAAACTAGTTAAAGATGCTCAAACTAAAATAGAGCAAGGAGATATAAATTTAGAAATACCTGAGACTATAATAAGAAAAGGTAACGAAGAGGTTATGCTTGCTTTACAAAGTGAATTTTCAGGTATTGTTTTTGATGATAAATCTTATTTTTTAGATGACAAAATTACAGCTAATTTAGGTGGTAATAAAGTTACATTAGATTTAAATCCACTTACTGAGAAAGGTGAAAAAGAATTCTTTGAGAATTATAAGAAAATACAAGAATACGAAAAAACAATTAAAGCTAAAAACGCTTTTGAACAAGGAGCGTTTTCTAATATAATGAACGCTTTTGATAGCGGAGCTTTAAATGTTGAAGATGTTAATGATAATTTAAAGGACACTGCTTATACGTTTGAACCTGTAGAGCAAGAGGGCTTAGTAATAGGTTATGAATTAAAACAAAACGGGCAAGTAGTAGCTAGTGACATATTTAATCAAGAAATAGAAAGTCCAGTAAGAACTGGTAGTACGGATAGTATAGAAAACTATATAGCTGAAAACTTTACTAAAGAAGATTTATCTAAGTCAATGGCTAACATGTATCCTTTGTTATCTACCCATTTAAAAACTTTAGATCTTGAAGAGACAAAACGTATTGATGCTGTAAACAGCAAACCAGATGAAGAGCTTTTTGATTATGATGTTTTATCTGGACAGTTTTCTAAGCTTGCGGATATATTAAAAAACAAAAAGTATTTTACAGAAGCAGAACAAAAAGCCATAGACTATATGCTTAAGTTTTCTGCTAACCCCGAAGGAAGAGGTGAGTATGTAGATTCTGGAAGTATGTTAACAGAAGACGAGTTGGTAATGCTTACGCCTGAAGAGCAATTAAATTATGTACGTAATCTAGATTTTTTAGATACTATGCAGTTTGCTGACGAGGGGGTTAGAATTGATAATGCTGCTTTAAAAGAAAAACTTTTAAATAACAACTTGTGGTCTAACGCTATAGACTACTCTGTTAAAACACAAAGAGAAGGGGCAATTGCTAAAGCAAAACAAACAGCTGCTGAATCTGTTATGTATAATTATGACAGGAGAGAAAGAGAGTTGGTTAGAATAGGCTTGCTTGTGCAAAATGCTGGATATGACGTTATAAGAGATGAGATTAAAAGCGAAGCAAAAATAATTCAAAACTATAATGATACTACAAGTTCTATTATAGAAGGTGAAATACAGTTAATAGCTAATAGTTTAAAAGATATACCAGCTAAAATAGCTTATACTAAAACGGATGGTATTGTAGATAATACTTTGTTTTTTAATCTAGAAGCTACAGAAGAATTAACAGAAGAACAACAGCAGTTATATGACGAGGCTAACGCGCGCTTAATAACTTTACAGAATACTTTAGGAAGATTAGAATCTGACTACAAAAAAACAGTAGGAAACTATGTTAATCATGTTGCTGAAGCTGCTCAATTTAGAGAAGGCACTGATGTTGTTGTTGGCAAAGACGAAGAAGGTAAGGATATAAAAAGAAACATACTAAGTGAATTTGGTAGTGTTTTTAAAGAATATGAAATAGGTAGTTTAGTTGCTAAAGACTTTACAGATGCTAGTTATAATATAGCTTTAGCTTTACCTACCTTGTTTAATTCTGAATGGGCTATTAACGAGCAAAAAGCTTTACAAAGAAAAGAAGAGTATTATAAATCATCAGCAGCATACGACGACGCGTTTGGTGAAGGTGAATTTGGTTTATATTCTTTAAGAACTTTATTTCAACAAGCGCCTAACATTATACTGGCTATAGGTACTGGATCTGCGGGTAACGCTTTAAAGCTTAGCGATGGTTTAGTTAAAACATCTATAGCATCTACATTTGGTGTAACTTCTGGTACAGACATGTATAGAAATCTTAGCGTTCAAGCTGATCTTTTAGACATGGCGAACAAGCAAGTTGAAACTCTTAACAACTTATGGGAGGCTGGTAGAATAGATCAATTTGATTATTCTCAAGGATTACTTGATGCAGAGAAAACTATAGCAATGGGTGAAATGACACCATTTCAAATAGGTGCTGCTTCAGTTGCTACAGGTATAATAGAAGGTGGTGTTACTAGATATATAGGTTCTGCTAATAACACTTTTAAGTTTTTAAAAGACGTTAAAGGACAAGGGCAACTTAATATATACAATCTATTTAACAAACCAAGTTTAAATGCTTGGGGTAGTTTTGCAATAGAAGGTGGTAAAAGAATTGGTGGCGAGCTTGCTGAAGAAAACCTTATATATGGTGGAACACAAGGTATATCTGAATCTTTAATACTACAAAGAGATGCTGACTGGTCTCAGTTTGATGATACCACTTTAGCTACTCTTATAACAGCTGGGTTCGCAAACACATCTGGAATAGCTACATCAGCTATAACTCAAATGTCAGCAACTAAAAAGTTTAGAGAAAAAATAAACAAAGCTACGTCTGAGATACAAGAAATGGTTAACCTAATGAATGGTCCAGGTGTTAGTCAAAATCAAAGAAAAACATTTACTGCAGCTATAAAACAAAAGCTTATAGATATAGGCGCTGAGCAAACAGCGTTGGGTGTAGATGTAATTGCTTTAGGTTCTGAAAATGTAGTTGACTTAGTAGGTTTAAATGTATTAAAAAATAATTTACTTAGCGAAGCTGGTGTTACTCCTGATATGGACTCTAACCAGACTCAGAATCAAATTGATAACTACAAGAAAGAAAAACTAACTACTACTGAAGCAGATAGATTTGATCAAAACTTAAACAGCTTAGATACAAATATAAACTCTATAAAAGAAGGTAATAAAAACTATGATAATGTAGAAACGTTACTAGGTGATGCAGGTAAAAAAGCTAGACTAAACTTAGACGAAAATACTCCTAACTGGAACGGTAAACTAGATAAGAGACAAGAGCTAGCACAGGTTGTAGAGGAAATACATAGAATGGAAACTGAGTCTTATGTTAATAAGGCTAAAGAAGATACTGAAATACAGAAAGAATGGGAGCAGCTAAAAGACAACGCAGCTTCTAAGTATGAAGGCGATAAAAGAAAAAAAGAATATAAAGAAAAAATAAACGCTTTACAAGATGCTTTCTATGCTCAAAGTGGTAGAGCTTTATTTGATCAAGACACTAGAGTAGTAACTGTTTCTAGTGATATAGATTTTAAGGCAGATCAATTAATGTCTAATGAAAATATAGGAGCTTTAAAAATTGTTGAAATACCTAACATAGAAGATCAAATAAGTTACTTATATACTCTAGCTGAAAACGGCAAAATAAACCCTAAAGACATAAGTCTTTTTACAGATAAGTTAAAGCAAGGTGGAAATGGTTTTATTGTAGACAATGAATATATCACAATAAATAGACAGGCTGCAGAGCAAGCTATGGAAAACGGAGACATCAGAGCTGGTGTGGTTGTTTACCATGAGATTAGTCACGCTATAGATGAATCTTATTTTGACACTAAAGAAGAGTTTAATAAATACACAGATAACTTATATAAAGCTACATCGACTAGTGAAAACCCTATATTAAGATCTTTAAACAAAAAGGTTGAAAACGCTTTGTTAAGTAACGAAGAGTATTCAAATGATGCTAGAAATGATAAAGGTGAATTACTACCTTTTAACGAAAGAGGTGATACGTTTAAAATAGAGTATGCTGCAGAAATGCAATCACTTAGTTATGCTTTAGAAAAAGAATTAAACTTAGAAGACACGTATGGTACTCAAAACATACTAAGCAAATTAGCTAATAGAGCCGGCTTTGGATTAAAGGTGAATACACCTGAAAAAGCTTTAAGTTATTTAATAGGAAATAACGCAGCTTTTAGAAAAGGTGAATTTACTTCTCAAGTTAGAGCAAAGATAGGTAAAGAAGGTATTAAACCCGGACGAGGCGTTAGTGACTCTAAGCAAATAGCTGATAGAATAAATATTAAATTTGAAGGTAAAGAAAACTTTAAACCTATTCTACCTAAAGACGTAGAAACTATGGTGAACAAAGTTTCTAATAGAGCTTGGACTAGATTTGGTAGTGGAGTGCCACTTAATATAAGAGAAGTTCATTATACCAGAAGAACATACTTAGACCACGCAAAAAGTAAACTTCGTGAAATAGCATTAAAATGGGATCCAGATTTAGGAACTTTTAATAGCTTCATGGCTAATAGAGGTATGCAAAGAGCTAACGCTTTTGCAAACGAACTAGGTGTTCCAAAAGGAAAAGCTAACGTTAGAATAGGTGAAGATAATGCCGCTGAAAACGTACGGTCAACAGATAATACGGAAACTTTAAACAGAAGAGCTGAGGTAGAAGCTAAAGAGGTGAAACCTACTTTAAAAGAAAAAATAAAGTTTTCAAACCAAACAGAGGTAGAAAACAAATTAGAAGAAAAGCTAGGTAAAGAAATTAGATATAAATTGCCTAAGTACAACGCCGACACTACTACAAAACAAAAAACTGATTTTGTAAATGAGTTAGGAAAAGGAATGCAAGGATCTTTTAAAATTGTTATAGATGCAATGGGCGCTAGAAATAAAACCATAAATCTATACGAGCAATTCTTAAATGAAAATTACGCTACATTACTAGGACCAAATGGTCTTACAACCACGTATTTAGCAAAAGCTTTTCCTTTAGCTGTAGAGAAATACGTTAACGGTTTAGGCTGGGTTAAATATGATAAGTGGAAAGGTAGAACAAAAGGTAGTAAAGATGGTCAAATAGATTTCTATAGATCCACTGAGCTAGGACCTATGGCTGGTAGTACCGCTGGTAATCAAAAAATACGAAGAGTAAAAGATGTTAAAAATGCTATACCTTTAGCTAAATTTAAATCTAAATATATTAAACTTGATAATGGTAAATTAAAAATACCTCAAATGCCTACAGAAGCTTTAGCTAAGCAAATAGCTCAAGAGGTAGGATTAGACATGTTTAATGAGCAGATACAAAATCCTAATAGTGAAATAAGAAGAGACTTTATAGAACGTCAAGAGTTTTTTGGAGCTGATATATTAGATAACTATGTAGAGCAATTAATGTATGATGTTTCTAGACCTAGCGTTAAAGATCAATTAGCTTTGTTTACTGACGGCGAGAGAACAGACTGGCTTAACAATAGAACTAGGTTTTATGACGAAGTTAAAAGATTAAACTTACAAGAGTTAACTTCTACGCAGATTAAAACAAAATTAAAAAACGCACACAAAGCTGTTTATGGTGATAGGTTTACAAATGAACAACACATAGGTGTAGCAAATCAATTTGGTAATTTACTTGTACCACAAAGAAAAACAGGTGCATTAGAAACAGAGCAAGAATGGTTTGATTATTTAGAAACTGTAATAACAAATGTTGATAATGTAGAAAACGTTATAGCTTATACTAAAGCAGATCAATCTGTAGCAAATTCATTAAGAGACCCTAGTACAATGGTAGAGGCTAGAGAGTTTGTAGAAAAAACCTTATACCCTGCGTTAGTTAAAAAATATGGAAAACCTAAAGCTTTAGACTTAATGGTTGCTTTTACCCCAGCTTCTTTTAGTAATGGAACTACTATATTTGGAGACTTTATAGCTACAAAAAACAACGAACTAATAGGTGGTCAAAGACCTAATAAAACACCTAGAGCTGGTATATTTGGAAACATCACTGATATCACTAGGCTAATACAAAGAATAGATCCAGCTGTTGTTAGCATTGATAAAAAAGTTATAAAGTTTAATGATGGAAGACCTGATAGAAAAATAGATATAAATACCGGCGCTGATGTTCAAATGCAATATCTAAACGGTAAGTTCGAAAATAGTCAAGCGCTTAAAGATAAAAACAAAGTAGATGCTGATTTAGCTTGGAATTTCTTTATAGAGTTTATGACGTCTTTAAAAAAATCTGGTTTAAACAATAACACAGTAGCTTTATTAATGGGCGTTATGAATGGTAGTAACAATAGCGCTCTTAGATTAGCTGCTCCTGTTTGGGGTAGATCTACTAAAATGCCATATGATACTCTTAAGATACCTATGGTAAGAGATGGTAAGTTAGTAAAAAAACCTAATGGTGAACAAAAGTATGAACCAGCTTATAGATATGAGCATGCTATACCCGCTAGAGCTGTTTTGTTTTTTGCGTATGAATCTATATTCAACGGTAACAAAGAAATTGATCTAGACTTACTTAAAGATGATTACAGGGTTACTATCATTCCTGTTAAAGAAATGGATGACGTTCTAGGTAATACGGGTTTTACACAGTCAATGCTTATAGGTTATCAACCGGGTAAACAAGAGTGGTGGAAAAGATATTATAACATATTTACAAAAGGTAAAATGCCTTTTGGTTTACAGTCTTATGAAACTGGAGATATTGTAGGGCAAGAGTTTGAAGACTTTTATAACTCAACTAACGGAACAACTGGTGTTGCTTTAAATGCTCAGCAAGTTATTGATAAAAATAACAATACTGATGTAGCAATGGAAAAAGCTAGGTTAAGTCTTAAGGATTCTAAGAAAATAAAAAAGATTAGAATATTTGATTTTGACGACACGCTAGCTCAGTCTAAAAGTATGGTTATAGTTAACATGCCAGACGGTAGCAGCACTAGAATAAATGCTACTGAATTTGCTACAGATGCTGCTAGGTTAGAAAGCGAAGGAGCTAATTTTGATTTTGCAGAGTTTAGTAAAGTAGTTGAAGGTAAAAAAGGACCTTTGTTTGAAGTTGCTAAAAAAATAGCAGATACAAGAGGTTCAGAAGATTTATTTGTATTAACAGCTAGACCTCAAGATGCTGCTGGACCTATACAAGAATTTTTAGCTTCGGTAGGTTTAAATATACCTTTGCAAAACATTACAGGTTTAGCTGACGGTAAAGCTCAAGCTAAAGCTGATTGGGTTATAAATAAATTCGCGGAAGGTTATAATGATTTTTACTTTACTGATGATGCTACTAAAAATGTTAAAGCAGTTAAAGATGCTTTAGATGTGTTAGACGTTAAGTCTAGAGTGCAAATAGCTAGAGTTAAGTTTCAAAAAGATTTAGACTTTGAGTTTAATAAAATGATTGAACGAAACAAAGGCGTTAAAGCAGAGGCTAGATATTCTCAAGTTGTAGCTCAAAGGTTAGGTAAAAATAAGAAAAGATTTAATTTGTTTTTACCTCCATCAGCAGAAGACTTTAAAGGTTTGACATCTTACATGTTTGCTGGTAAAGGTAAGCAAGGTGAAATAGATCAAGACTTTTTCGACAAAGCCTTAATAAGACCTTACACTTCAGCTGTTGCGGCTATAGAGACTGCTAAGCAAAGAGTGTCTAATGATTATAGAAACTTAATGGCTAACTTCCCTGAGATTAAAAAAGTATTAAGAGGTAAAATACCGGGTGAACAGTTTACTTATGATGAAGCTGTTAGAGTTTATTTATGGGATCAAGCTGATTTTGAAATACCAGGTATATCTAATAGAGATAGAAACATGCTAACTAAAATAGTAAGAGAAAATCCTAACTTACAATCATTTGCTGATGGAGTTCTTTTGATTACTAAAAAAGATACTTACGTTGAACCTCCTACTTATTGGCAAGGCCAAACAATACTTGGTGATTTAAATACTATAACAACAAAAGTAAATAGAGCAGAGTATCTATCTGAGTTCAATGAGAATGTAGATATAATATTTAGCGAACAAAACTTGACTAAAATAGAAGCCGTATATGGTTCTAGAGTTAGAGAGTCTTTAGAGAATATTATATGGAGAATGAAAAATGGAACTAATAGACCAAAAGGTAGTGACAGGCAAGTAAACGCTTGGATGAATTGGTTAAATAGGTCTATAGGTGCTATAATGTTTTTTAACAGAAGATCGGCTTTGCTTCAGTTAATATCTAGTGTTAACTTCATAAACTGGTCTGATAATAATCCTTTTATGGCTGGTAAAGCTTTTGCAAACCAAAATCAATACTGGTCTGATGTAGTGATGTTATTTAATTCTGATAAATTAAAACAACGTAGAGCTGGTTTGAAAGGTGATATTAATGAAGCTGAAATTGCAGCTGCAGTTAAAGGTTCTAAAAACAAAATGAGTACCTTTATAAGTATATTACTAAGAAACGGTTTTGTATTTACTCAAGTAGCAGATAGTGTAGCTATAGCAACTGGTGGTGCGACGTTTTATAGAAACAGAATTAATACGTATAAAAAACAAGGGCTAAGTCAAACAGAAGCAGAGACTAAAGCGTTTGAAGATTTTTCTAGAACATCTGAAGAGTCTCAACAATCGGCAGATCCTTCTATGATATCGCAACAACAAGCTGGTATGCTAGGTAGGTTTTTACTTAACTTCCAGAACACACCTATGCAGTATACAAGGTTAATGAAAAAAGCTGGACTTGATTTAGTAAACGGTAGAGGTGATGCTAAAACTAATATATCGAAAATAGTTTACTATGGTATGGTTCAGAATTTAATATTCTCAACATTACAAAATGCATTGTTTGCTATGATACCTGGGTTTGACGAACCAGACGATGAGTTAACCGAAGAAGAGCAGTTAGAAAAATACGGAAAGATATTAAGCAAAAAGCAAGATAGAATAATAAATGGCATGATGGATACTATACTAAGAGGTTCTGGTGTAGGTGGAGCTGTTATATCTACAATTAAAAATGCTATAAATAGATATAACTTTGAAGAAAAGAAAGGGTTTACAGCTGATCATACATATACAGTATTAGAGCTTGCGAATTTATCTCCAGCATTAGGATCTAAATTAAGAAAAATATATTCTGCTATACAAACAAAAAAGTTTGAAAAAGATGTTATAGCTGAAAAAGGATTTAGCGTTACGATAGATGGTAGATTTCAATTAAGCCCTTCTTATCAAGTTGTTGGTAGCGTAGTTTCTGGAGCTGCTAATATACCAATGGATAGAATAGTAGCTGAAATAAACGCTATCACAGAAGCTTTTGATAATAGAAATACTATATACCAAAGAGTAGCTTTAGCTTTAGGATTCAGAACATGGGATGTTAATTCTAAAATAGAAGAATTTGATTTAATAAAAGCAGATGCTAAAGTTCGTAGAAAAGAAGAAGGTAAAATAAAAGCTAAAGAAACTAGAAAAAGAAAAGCTGAAGAAAAAGCAAGACTTAAAAAACTAGAAGAAGAAAGATATAATAACATGAGTGATTCTCAAAAGTTAGAATATGATCTTCAAAAAGACAAAGAGTTTCAGGAAAAAGTAGATAGTGCTATAGAAAAAGCCATGGAAAAACTAGATAAACTTTATAACGAATGAGAACAATAAATAAAATAATAGTACATTGCTCGGCCACTCAAGAAGGTAGAGATTTAGATGCTGCAGAGATAAACAAGTGGCATTTAAAAAGAGGCTGGAATGGTATAGGTTATCACTACGTAGTTTTATTAGATGGTGTTATAGAGTATGGTCGTAGTATATATAAACAAGGAGCTCACGTTAAAGGTGAAAATGAAGGTTCTATAGGAATTTGTTACATTGGAGGCGTCGAATCAAAACGAGGCTCTAATGGCAAATGGATTGCTAAAGATACTAGAACACCAGAACAAAAAGAAAGTTTACTACTGTTGTTAAAAACATTAAAGAAGATGCATCCAGAAGCTACGATCCATGGACACAACGAGTTTGCGGCTAAAAGCTGCCCATGCTTTGATGCTAAAAAAGAATATTGCAATATATAAAAAATAAAAAATGGCTTATAAAGTAAAAGGACCTGCTATAAAAGAAAAAGCTTATGAAAAGCAGAACAGAAAAATGCGTAAAGATTACACAGCTGAAACAGGTAAGAAACTAGGATCAAGACAAACCTCAGGCACGGGGAAACGTAGAGTTTCATTTGCATGTAGATTTGCCGGTATGGCGGGCGCTATGAAAGATGCTAAAGGAGAACCAACAAAGAAAGCTATGGCTTTAAAAAAATGGGGTTTTGGTAGCGTTGCAGCTGCTAGAAATTTTTGTAACAAACATAAAGAAAAATAAAGAAAAATGAGAGACAAAATTAGAGGAATAAAAGGTTTTCATATGGGCGCAGCTAATCCTACACCTTTAGATAAACTGAGAAGAGAAGATGCGCCTAGAGGCAGTCAAGCTACTATATCCGCACCTACACCTGAAGATAGTGCTTGGCAACAATTTAAAACTTTTGTTAGTAATCCGTTTGATGGTGCTAGAGCTTTAGTAAACACCGCGAGAGGAGAACTAAGAGAAACATTTGGTTTAAGTGATCAAGGTGATCAAGATGGGGTTTATGGTAGTCTTACTAATTTAAGAAGAGCTAATGAATCTACAGACGAAGAAACTCAAAAAGCTTTAAGTAGAGGAAGCGCCTTTAATTCTGCTTCTTCTATGTTGCCAGCTGCTTTAACAGCTCAAACAGTTTCTGATGCTGTTAGTGGTGATTTTCTTTCGATAGCTACTAAAAAACTTAATAAAATACCTGGCGTAAAAGAAGTAATTAAAAATCCAAAAGTGGCTAAAAAAATAGCTAAGACCGCTTACAACACCTTAAAAACAAATAAAAACGTATTTAGTAATAACTAATGGATATACAACAATTTAAACTCTACTTAATTAACGGATCAACCCTAGGTGTGACAACATTTACAAAAATAGAAATGGGATTAAAAATAGTTCTTTTATTAGTTACTATAGGTTATACTATATCAAAATGGATAGAAATTAATAACAAAAAAAATAAATAAATTATGGGAAAATTATTAGTAAAATTAGGATTGTGGATACAGGCTTTTTGGTTGAAGCTAATGTGTAAGTGGAATTGGTTGGTATCTAAATTAATTGTAGATGTTAAAGATTGTCCAGTAGCAAAGTGCGTTTGTAAGAAATAAATATGAAAAGTATAGACCGTTTAAGAGGAGCAGCTAAAAGAGGCGCGGCTAATAAGTATAGTAACTTTGGACAAGCTATTCAAAGCGCTGTTAGCGCCATGCCAGGAATGCTACCAACTCCTTTCGCTGGTGAAATTCCATTTTCTACAGAGATATCTATAGAAGATAGACAAAAGCTTAATGATAAAGCAGACATACAAGTTGGAATAAATAACATAGAAGATGTTATGAAAAACGAAGACAACTACAGAAAAAGTGGTAAACTAAAAGGTAAGGCTAGAAGAGAAATTAGAAAAAATCAAAGAGAAATAAAGCCAAAAAGAGAAGAATATAGAGAAAAATATAATGAATAAGGAACAAAGATAACTGGGCGTACCATACCCAAAAGTTCCTGTAACCAGAAAGGGGTCCACATTACGTGAACCCCTTTTTTGATTATAATAACTAATGGTTATAACTTTTAGCCTTTATCCGTCACAGGCAATACAATCTTCATTCATAGCTTGCTGTGCTATATCACCACGCAAGACAGATTCTGTTCTTGTATAATATAAAGTTTTAATACCTTTTTTCCATGCTTCAAAATGAACTTTATTAATCCACTTTGGTGTGGCAACACTTGGAAAAGCAAGATTCAAACTAACCGACTGATCTATGTATTGCTGGCGTATGCCTGCTTGATTTACTAGTTCTAGTTGGTTTATTTCTTTAAAGGTTTTAAACACTTCTTTAGCTGGTATATCGTGAGCCATCGTTATGTCATCAAGCTCTTTAATATCTTGTACGCTACCGCCGTCAGCAAGTATCTTATCCCATATTTCATTTGTATTTAACTTATGCTTTCTTAAAAGTTTTAATAACGTAGGGTTCTTCCTAATGAACGTACCCTTCGCGCTTTGTTCAGTGAAAACATTAGCGGCCCAAGGCTCAATGCCAGGACTAACGTTACCGCTAAGCTTACTATTAGACACAGTAGGAGCAACAGCGCGCAAATGGGTGTTACGATGGCCAGTGCCAGCACACCAAAGAGGTTCGCCGTAAATTTCCGCAAGGTCCATAGATGCTCGTTCACTTTCGATCTTAATTTGCGAAAATATTTTCCTAGTTTCAAATTGAGCAAGTAAACCCTCAAAAGGAATTCCCTTTTCTTGGAGATACGTGTGCCATCCGAGTACACCCAATCCAAGTGCTCGTCCCTTTGAAGCAGAACGAACGGCATTTTCAAAACCTCTAAGTCCTTTGGCTCTTTGAATAAATTCCTCCATAACGCCGTCAAGAAACCACGTGGCGTCGTATATAAGATTAGTACCTTTCCATTCTTCATATTTAGCTAAATTTAATGATGATAAGCAACAAACAAAACTATGACTCTCATCTGTGTGTAATGTAATCTCGCTACAGATATTTGTCATATGTACTTTTAGTCCGTTGTCTTTGTATGCTTTTGGATTTGCTTTATTAGTATTTCCTTTAAACAGTATATACGGTTCTCCAGTTGCTTTTCGCTTTCTAAGTAGTTTACTCCATCTAGACCTTGCATCTGCATCTCCTTGTTCAAGTTTACGCATAAACTTATCACCCACAATTGCACATTGATGTAAGTTAAGTGACTGTCTGTTGACATCCCCTTTAGGTTCTCTAATTTCAAGCCATTCCCCAAAGTCTTCGTGATCGATGTTGATATTAACTGAAGCAGCTCCTCGTCTAACTGATCCTTGATTTGTGGCAAGTATTGTTGAGTCATATATTTTGCAAAAGGGTACGACTCCATCTGATGTTCCATTTCCTGTAATTTTAGCGCCGGCGGGTCTTATTTGATTAATACCGATACCAACTCCACCGCCGTGCTTAGCGAGTAGCATCATCTCTAAATTTTTTTGTCCTATATCTTGGATTGAATCAGCAACGTCAATACCGAAACAGCTAATAGGCAAGCCGCGATCAGTCCCAGTATTTGAGAGTACAGGACTAGCAAGACACAACCAACCGTTCCAAATATAATTAAAAAACGTTTCTGCCATTTCTGGTTTATATAATCGTCTAGCCACAGTTTTAGCAACACGCATGTAAGCATCACGTGGCGTTTCATCTTGTAATAAGTATCCACCAGATATTGTTTTTTTGTAGACGTCTGTGTTTCCCCATGTTGGGTAGTCTTCTCCTTTGATCCATTCATTGTTCCACATTATGAAAAATATAATATTATGTAGGCAATTGCTACGTTTAAATTTACGAAAACTAAGTTCCATTGTTTTGCCACAAATACTTGAGGTATTGAAACAATACCCGCTATAATATAAGTGATCATACCTCTTTCATCAGGTAATAAATGAGGACTGGTCATCATAAACGCAGTACCCATATACCCTAATCTATTAGCTAATCTTTCAGTCGGACTTAATTTCCTCTGCTTTACTAGATTTCTCAACCACATCTTTTTTAAGTTCTTCGATTGCTTTTTCATATCCAGGCATTTTTTTAATTGTTTCTAATGTTCCTATCGCTAGGTCTTTTACTTGTGTTATTTCATTAAGAAGATGCTGTGTCACCCTTACAACCGCATCCATCTTGTTTTTCATTTCTATTAGTTTTGATTCCTTCATGTGATCTTGCTATTTTATTTTTTAATACAAATTGGTTTTTTGCTTTTTTAAAATCATGGAAAGCCACTTGTCTGGGTCCTGTTAATTTTTTTAATTTATAAAACATAACTAACACCTCTCTGCTTTCTTTAAATTCATTAGGATATTTGCTATGAAAATAATTACAAGGATAAGATATTAGTCTATTTTGTTTATGTCCTATAACAGACTTTAAGTCCCATTTAGATGTATCATTAGCATCAGATGTTAAAAGCTTATTAAAGTCGTCCTTAGAACCTCCTGGATATGTATCTCCAAGATCTTTGTGAGACCAAAAAGCAGTACCATTTAGTTCTTTGGTTTTATTTTCAGACAAATAAAGAACTATAGCTTTTTCAGGCTGCTGTCCTTCTATTATAGTATCATTATGTATACGCCAATCATTGTCTTGCCCTTCTTTAGCTTGTCTAAAAAAGCATAGTATATTTTCAACTTGTCTATTTTCTATATATGATATTTTATTTACCATATAATCAACTAAAAGACTATGAGGTTCTTTTACCCAAAAAGATTTACCAGGAGTTTTTACCTCCTGATAATCTCTAGTATCTAACAACAAAGCGTCTAAAAGTTCTTTTTCTAAAAAATTATCTTCTATATAAATCATCTATATCTTCTTGTGTTATATTTATAAAACTACCAGATGTCCTCGAAGTCTTCACCTTCGCCAGCTTTTGAATAATCTGTCGGCCTAATTGCGAAAAAATCAGTATGAGTGACCCCGCCGGTAAGATGATAGAACCAATCAAGATTAGTTGCTGCTTTCTTGTCATATGAGAAATACGATCCAAGATCAATATAACCCAGTTCAATAAGTTTTTCATTTGTTCTTTTTCTTATAAATTGTTTTAAGTCATAAGCTTTAATGCCTTCAATATCGCCCATCTCAAACATTTTATCTATATACTTTTCTTCTAAATTAACCATAGCTTCTGCCGCTGTAATAACATCTGATCTACAATCAGCTAATAAAAACGTATCTTCTTCACACATGTGCCTAAATAATTGACAACCCATTTTACTATGCAATGATTCGTCTCTTACAGACCATTTCATTTGTTGCCCGATACCTTTAAGTAAATTTCGAAGCTGAAAACTATAAAGCACTGCAAAAGCGCTATACAAACTAACTCCTTCAGCGAAGGCTGAAAATACAGCCAAGCTTTTCGCAATACCAGTAGTATCATTACCGTCGTAAGCAACCAGATTATCAAATCTTTCAGCCGTTGCTGGTTCATGAAGAAATGCTTCATAGTCTTCTAGTTTTAAAGTTTCATTTAAATAACTATATGCTACAGCATGCACGGTCTCTTGTGATCCGAACATCATAGCCATTTGTCTTATCTCGTGTTTAGGAAACCACGATACAACCTTCTGGGTCCAATAGTCTGAAACAGCGCATTCGGTCTGCGCGAATCCAAGAAGTATGTTCCCAACAAGGTTTTTTTCTTTTTCATTAAGTTTTTCATTCCAATCTTTTATATCGCTCTGCATTGATATTTCAGTATGTAACCAAAATGCTTGTGCTTGTTTCAACCAGCCTTCAGTATAATACTCAGGATAATCAAACGGCTTGTACGCTATGCGCTCATCAAATAATCCCATTACTTATATATTTCTAAAGCTATGTCAATAAAAGGTATATACATAACGTGTGTATCTTGATTTTCTTCATTATAAGATCTTATTCCAAATAACACACCTGGGTAAAACCCAACTGACAAGCTCCAATTTTTTATTTCTTTATCCATAGCACTTTATTCCGTATTTATTTTGTACTTCTACAAGCTCTTTGTAGACAACTTTATTTCTATTTTCAAAACTCCATTTCCACCACGTATCTATTTTACGTTCAGCGTATTTTTGCCTTGCAATTACTTTCGCGAGGTTAGGATTAACCTTATTGTTTCGTCGCATTCTTTTTGATTTTGTGGTTTGTATAATGTAAAAGGACCTATTTTACTTTCTGACATTAGCTTTTTAAACATTTTCCATCTAAGTGGAAATGATTCATTCGCGCGGCCTTTAGTTTCTATTATAAAACCTTTACCTACGAAGTCAGGAGTATATTTAATATTAAGTATTTTTTTATTACCTCTATTTTTATAATCTCCTTTACCATTTCCACATCTTTCAAACGATTCAAATGGAAAATCAAACGCTTCTTGAAGTTCAAATGTTTCTCCTTCATACAAAGCTTTGATCTTTGCTTTTTTTAAAGCCATATACATATATCGCTCAAGGCCAGAGGCAAAGTTGATACCATCATATGATATCTTCCTTGCTTGTACTGGACCTTTTTTTCTTTTATAAGATTTCTTCTTCATTTACTTGTATTTGGTTTATCATTGCTTCTTCGATCTCGTCTTGTAAGCAATGACGTGCTGATTCTAGATACAATATTGCATCCATTAATTCTTCTTGAACATCAACTATAAACCTTGACAAGTCTTTCTTTTGACCTTCAATTTCTTGCATCATCGTAGCTCCATATTTCTTTTGACCTATTAAGCTACGTTCGTCCATCTTCCTTAGTACATTTTGTACTACCTTATCTTGTGTTTTAATTTGCATCTTTTACAAAAGTTCCGTTAATCATTTTACCAGTTCTTGCTGATATTTCAGTGTAAGCAGAATCAATACAGTCTTCAATAGACATACCTTCTAGTTCAGCCAAATTAGTTAATACAACAACCATATCACCTACAGCATCTTGTATTTCCTCTTTATCATTTTGTAATAAAGCTTTAGCTAATTCACCAGCTTCTTCCATTAGTTTTACGTATTGTGTATGTGAGTTACCTCCATCATATATACCTCTGACTAATGCCCAGTTTCTAATAAGATCGAATCTTTCACAGTCTAGATCATTAGATATACATTTATTAGGGTTATGTTTATTATTAAAATAAGCCTCATAAAAAGCTTTGTTATATATGTAAGATCTATCTGCATTAAACATGGATGTTTTTACATTTTGCATGATCCATCTGATGTTCTCTTTTGTTATTTCAAACTGGCCGAACTCTGTTTTCCACGTTAAACCAATGTTGTCCTGTAGTCTGCCTTTTAGTTTATTGACAGGAACAGGGAATGTTGAGGTTTGTTCTGTAGCGTTTATCTTCATTTTATTAAATAATTTTTTATATAGTTTTCTATCTTTCTTATAGCCATAAGACTGTTGAAGCTCTATTTCGCGGTCTGATATATAATCTATATCGTCTGACTGCTCAAGAACTTCATACTCATTCTCCTTGTATCCTTGTACAAGGGTTACCCTGTTATTAAGATTACGTGTAACACCGATCTTTTTACCTGGTATGTGGTATAAATAATACATATTTTTTTTAAAGTTTATCGTTATATAAGTGCATATTATGTGCGTGATGGTAATACCAACCGACGTCAATAGACAGTCTGTCTGCAATCATTTTTTGTAACGATGAAAATTGATACTGATCATTACAGAAACCGTACCAGATGTCATTAGAACGCATATAGACTGACATACAAAGCTTTTTGTTTATGATTGTAAACTGAATCGCATAAGTACAAGGAGTGTCTTTCTTATATTTATCAAATTCTTTAGCGTCGTATATACTAATTGCTGCGTGTCTAGTATCTGGATTTTCTCTAAGCTTGGCAACAACATAATCTATTTGATTATTACGCTTCCATTGATAACCGTAATTGCTATTAACATTTCCGTTACTATCTGCCATGCGTTCCCATATAGGAGGTATTTTACCGTACAATTGACCTAACTTAATTATGTTAGGATCACCAGACAAATACCATTGCCACTCGGCTTCAGCATATTTTAAACTCCAATTACGTTGCTTGTTTATTATGTGGTTGTCCATAGGATTTTCTATGTAAAAGCCGCAGTTAAATAAAGCTTTAGTATCATCAAAGTCTACACCTAAAGCTATAGCATCATGTAACAATGCTTCGTATGCTTCATTTGCGTTATTATATCTTTTGTTCATATTTATTATAGTAGTATTTATAAAATTCATATAATTTAATCCATACGGTTGTTGGGCCATATGCTTCTGGTGATCTATTTACCTTGCCACCATTGTTGATCTCTATATACCAGCTCCCGTTCCCAGTCGCGAATGGGGATATAAATATCTTGTTCCTTATACACCAAATATACGCCTTCATGTCCTCCGAGGACTGCGTATATTGACCCATCGTGTTCTTTTGTTTTTTCGCTGGCATCTATTCCCATGGCATTGGTTCGTTGTTAATACCTATTGGTTCATGAGGTATAAAACAACCCGATTTTGGTTCCCATTTAAAATGAGCTTCAGCACCGTTTTCGCCAAGGTTTTGAAACTTAACTTTAAGTACTTTAGCTTTAACAGTTCTAGCTTCATAATCTCTATGAACTAATATACCGTGATAACTAGCATCGTACCATTCACCACCACCTTTAATGCTATACATTGTAGGCTCTTCCATTTTGCCATCTTTATCTTTGTACATTTTAGTTGGGTGAGCAACAACAAACACTAACACGTCAAACTTCTTAGCAAATACTTCTATTTTAGTTAGGTATTCCATAGTATACCTATTGACATCTTCAGTCTTACAGTCTATGTCTCTAACTTTATTAAAAGGATCAATAACTAAACATTTAATACCTTTACGTTTAACAAGCTCAGCACCTTTGCGTAGTACTGATTCAAGCGTGTAACGTTCCATATCAATGTGGAAGTAGTTAGTATTGCAATGATCTGCTATTTGATTCCATTTGTCTCCATGTATATCAGCTGCTGATGGCATACCTTCCCAGGTTTTACGCATTAACTTGTGAGCATGTAGATACGTTGGCGCATTCTCTGGCGATGCAAAAGCCGTTTTCCAACCGTAGTTACGATTATATCCGACAACCATTTGATCAACGAAGTCTGATTTACCGCTACTAGGTATACCAGTGACAGTAATAAATTGACCGGTATAAGTAGAAAATATGTCATCAAAATTGGATAAACCAACTTGATATCCTTTCTTAAAGCCATTACGGACAAAGTCAGTAACCTCATCTTCAATATCCTTGAATGTTGTAACATTTTCAAGTGGTACGGGTCTCGCGGAGGTAATACGCTGTACCAGTTTTTCCTTGCCATGTTTTTGTAAGTATTCATTAGCATCTTTACAGTCATCAAACGTTGCTAGATAACAAACTTCAGCTCCAAGTCTACGGACTAATTCTGATTGTAATGCTTGCCCCGCTTCATCTGAATCAACTGCTAGTATGATTTTTTCTTTGTCTTCAAAGTAATCAATACAGTTATCAAGATAATCTAAATTGTTATTGTTTAATGTTGCGCCATTAGGTACAGATATAACATTTGGTACACCTGCTTCATGAAAAGCCAACACATCCATTTCGCCTTCAGTTATAATACAATACTCATAACCTACTATGCTGTTTATATTGTAGAATACTTTTTCAGCACCCTTATATAATTTAAAGTTCTTTCTACCATCGCGATACTTAACATTAATAAGTTGATCGCCTATGAAATAATTGAACTGAATTGTGTTCTCGGACTTACCGGTTTGCGGCATATACTCAGTACCCTCACTGATTTCTAAATCAATAAGGGTTTTCTGAGATATACCTCTTGTTTTAAACCATTCAATTACTTTATCACTTAAAAACTCAGGATATTCAGTATCACTAAGCGGACCAACAGGTCTCACATATTCTTTTTCACTAGCTCCTTTACGTTGATAAGTATGTAACTGAAATGATGTATTACAGTTGTGACAAGTACCGAGACCACGTTCCCAATCATAAGACGCACATTTTGCCTTTTGATTCTTGGGTTTTCTATCGTGAGAACAAAGAGGACATATGCCTTGCTTTTTTCCCTCTTCAAGCTTATGTTGATTGAACTCATCAATCAAAAATCCATTGATCTCTGTTGTCTGCATTTAATTTAATTTAATCTTCAATTAGTGTTACATTACCATCACTGTCTGTAGTTATGCTAATGTAATCGTTTTCATCTACCATTCTTCTAAACATTTAGGGCATATGTCGCAGTAGTCGTGATCTTCCTGCGACATTTCCTCATTACACATTTCGCACCAGTAAAGTGTTTGGACTTTAAAATGGTGGCGGTCGGCATTAAAACGGTAGATCATATTCAGGTGTAGCTTGCCCAACCGGAGCGGCCTGTACTTGTTGATCTTGTTTTGGAGCTGGAGATACATTGTCACCATTAGTCCAAACAACTTGCACATTACCTAAGTATACTTTAGCAACTTTAGCCTCTCTTTCTTCTTTTGATTGTGCTACAACCACAGGGCCATTGTTTCCAAATTGATCTAATTCATCATTAATAGTTATTGTTATCGGTAAGTATTTACCTTTTTTACCTTCAATTATTTTATCTTTAGGTATATTATTAAGATTAATACTAGTTTTAATTATACTTGCCATTATGCGTATTGATTTATTTGATTAAACATTCTAGCTAACTGATCTTTTGTCGCGTTAGTAGTTCTTCTTATATTGTCTACAGCTTTTACGTGTGTTTGGTTTCTGTAAAAATTATTTACATCAGTTTCTAATCCTGTTACACTGCATACTTTTGTTTGGTTTTTTCTGGTTCTTGCCATATTATAAGGTTTTATTAATAAAATATTGAGTAGGATCAAAGCCTTCAGACTTATAGAATAATTCATAAGCCTGAACTGCTCTTTCAACTTTGTCCTTACCACGTTCATAAAATTCCGGTGAGCAGTCAAAAATACCTATTTGACCTGTGTTTTTATCAATGGCAATAAATACCATTTCATAACCAAATAGTTTACTATAAATATAAGCTTGTGAGTCGTAATTGTACTTAGAAGCTGAGTATTTAAATTTATTAAGATCTGCTGTAGTTTTTAAATCAACTACTAACTTTTCTGAATGATTTATAATATCTGCCTTACCTTTCCACTTGTGACCTTCTAACTCTGTAATGCCAGGTACTTCATATTCACATTGTCCTTTACGTATAAGATCATAACATATTTTATTAGCCAACATTTTATCTGTTAGTTTTTCTATATTATCAACCTCGTGTTGAAGTAAACATAGTTCACCACCTGACATCTCTTTATACGCTTTTGTGTTTCTAGTTGTTGCTTCTATAATCTTAAACTTTTTAAGTTTGTCGGGTTCTAGAATAGCTGTGTGGAAATATCCACCAACTAAAAACGCAGGTCTAGCTTCTGAAGCTTTTCCTAGCGCTAAAGGATTTGTAAGCAAAGTACCGATATCTGAGTTACTAAGATACTTTTTACCAAATGTACCGTAGTAATGCTCATCATCACGTAGCTTTTCAATTACTTTTTCTTTATTCATATTATAGTGTTGTTAATGCTCCTTCTATTTCTTGAGATAGAGCATATTTAGCTTTTATAGCTGATACTTTACCACCCGCCGCTATATATTGAACCGCTTTTTCGTAAGCTGGATCTTTTTTAGAGGTTAAAGTTGGTTTTTGTGGCGTAAATTTCTTTTTGCCGTGATCATTAGTAGCGTCACTATCTGCAGTGTCATCAATTAAGAATAAATTACCTAACGCATATTTTTTAGCATACGAAGATGCTGAACCAAATTGCTGAGGTGTATTCATACCTTTTTGATTTAAGTCTACACCAACTATAGCTGTAGCTTCTATTAAAGACTTACCGTCTGTTATAGTAGCTGTTGATGTCATAATAGGTAAACCTACTACTTCATCAAGCTTTTCGTTGATTGTGACTGTTACTCCTAATTCTAATAAAAAGGGTTTTGTTGCTTCTAGGATGTCTTCGGCTGATCTGAAGTTATACTTACCGAAGGAGTTAAATCTACTTTTTTTAGATTTAAACTTTGTTTGGATTGTTGCTAATTTTTCGTTTATAGTCATTCGTTCGTGTTTAAATTGCTTATTATTATAATTACATGTTTTATTGAGCATTTACATATATAACTTACAGATAGTCAAGCACTTGTGAGTGATCAACGTTGTCTATTAATTTTTGCACAGCTTGCTTTTTTAACTCAGAAACACGCACATAAGCACTTGCGCCTCTAATATTAAGTTTGTTAGCTATATAGTTACCAGAATGCTTGTCACAGTCTAATCCATATGAAAGTCTTAAAACCTCGTACTCAATTCCTGATAAATGTTTTTTCATTAAACTTTTCAAGTATAAATTTAATAACTGTATGTTATAAGGCTCAGACTTGTCTGGTAGTTGATACATCATGTTTTCACCATGCTCGTTAACAGGTTGGTTATCTATAGATAAAAACGTGCTATTAAAGAACATAGCTACTGCTATTTTATCTTTTGGATTTTTGCGTATTTCATTAAGTTTATGCTCTGGTATACGTATATCGCCTCTAGCCATATCAATTCTTCTTCTTATTGCTCCTTTTATACGCTTGCTAAAAAATGATTTTAATGTTTTTTCTATGTCTTCTGAATCTTCCAGCATAAGCCAATCTAGTTTATCTACACCTTTTGTTAAACCCTCACCGCCACATTGTATTAAATCCATTATAGTTAATACGCCTGATGCTTGCTGAGTAGTTGAAAACTTACGTGCTAAATTTTCTACTAATGGCATAAACTTTATTATTAGTTCATCTCGTGAGTAGTAATCATAAAACTTATCTGGAGGCATAGAAGATTTTAAATCTTCTTTATACCTTATATAGTTTTGTACGTTATATTTCTTCATTTAGTATTTTTATTTCTTGTTTTAACTCGTCATTTATATGACGATATATCGTTCTTTTAGACACGTCTAATAATCCAGCTATTCTACCTATACAAATATGTTTACCAAGATCGTTAAGATCAAGCATACATTGATATATAGCTTCTTCATCAACTCTTGATGATCTACCTATTAACTTACCTACTATGCTAAGTTTTTCGCTTATAGTTAACATGCTATAGTCTTTAAATATTACTTTACGTATTTTATTAACAGGAGGTTCGCCACCTATCTTAAAAACATCATCAACCATATCGTTTAATACTTTTTTACTAATAAAAAATGTTACAAAACCATTATCTTTATTAGCTATAAATTCATAAACATGTGATGGCAGTAAACCGTTTTCTTGATTTAAATAATATAGCACTAAAAAATGCCATTTTAAAGACTTGTATGTTGTAATTTTAGCTTTAGTATTAAATAAACTATAATGCTCGTGTGTGCCATTTTCAAAGAACATGTACTTATCGGTTTCAATAGTAGGTAAATCATTTATAGGAAATTGCCTATAAACAACACGTCTATCATTCAACCATTTTATATTTCTTTCTTGTGACATTTGCTTATTACTTATTTAACTTATAAGGGCTGTTGTCACAACCCCAAGTATTTCAATCTTCGATTGTATTTTAAAAAAAGCTTTGCTTTTAATTGCGCTAGATGATAATCGCCATTTAACGTATGCAAAACTATATCGCTATGCATACTTGCTATTGCTATTTCTAGTTTGTTTTTGTGCGCCTTTTTTCTTCGGCTTTCTGTAAGATTTAATCTTATCGTTAATTCCATTGTAGTTTGTTTTTATTAAGTGGTCTACTAATCTTTTGCTCATTTTTTCCTTTTATTAATTGTTTTTCTTTTTCGTAATAATTCCAATAGGCTGACAAACTGTCACCTTCCACTTTGTATTCGTCTGGCATACATTGTGGTGGTTCTGTAAAAGTACCGTCCGGTATTCCTAGAGGTAATTGTCTTAAAGGTTCTTTGCATTTAGTTATTGTTAAATGTGTTTTATTATATCTTTTAGTATATTCTTCGCCAAGCGCTATCATATGGTCATATAACCACATGTATTGCTTTGCGTTTTGTCTACACCATATTGTAGACGGATGATTGTAGTGTGCTTTTTTATAAGGTACTTCAACCATTGGGTAATTTAGTTCAGCATAATGATGATGCGCAGTACAAAGCATCTGGGCTGATTCTAAGACCATTTTAACCACATGCTTGTTATATTGTATCTGTGCAGCTTTAACTGGATCTCTATCTAAATAAAATATATTCATTAGTATCGTCTTTTACTAGGTTTATTATAATATTTGTCTAATAATAAGTGTACTACTTCCTCGCTTATCATATTGTCATTATAAAGTTGATATATAAGTTTTCTCATAATCCTGATTTTTTTAAGAAATAATTATACACTTCTGGTATATGTTTCTTGTAATAAGGTTGTTCTGATGCAACCCATTTTTTAAGATCTTCTTTAGATTTCCAGAAGTTAGAATGCTTTGAGCGATAATTAAATGTAACTTCTATATCGTCAATGAAATCACCGACTGTCCAGCCTTCCCATATGTGTTTATCTCTATTCATAATTTCTAAGTGTTTTGAAAAGTGGATGTCTGTAAGAACCTGCTTTAGTTCTTTCGAAATAAGTAAAAGTAGCATGCTGGCCAATATAGTCGCCTATATTATCAAGTATATTAGCAAGATCTTTATAGTTATAACCTTTACCTGGTGGGCAACCAAATTCTACGCCTTTATCATCTTGCATTACAAATTTACCAAGAGTACCTGTTCGTTTACCTTTACCTGGCACATAACCTACGATAGTAGCTTCTGCATCATGAAAGTCTTTAAACTTCTGTAAGTTGTAAGAACGTTTACGCTGATAAGAACCATCAAGACGTAAGATAGAGCCTTCGTAATCTTTTTCTAGAAAACTTTTGTGTTTTAGATTAGCATGACCGTTAGATGTTACTTGCCATGTTGGAACGTATTTTACACAGTAAGAATACATATCACTAACGCTTAAATTTCTCATTCTTTGTGAATAAAGATCGTTGCCATTAGCATAATCGTAGCAATGAAACTGTACTAATTTTTTAGATTTAGAACGCATATAAGCTGTTGGCTTTTGAGTTCTAACTAATGATATAATTTTTTCGAAGTCATTACGTAGTTCGTGATTGTATAATTCACCGTCTAATATAGCGTCTGGATGTTCTGCAAACCAAGGTTTAAGATCTTTTAATATATGTCTAATATTAAGCCAAGGTTTACCCGTGCGTGAATAAGCAATTACTTTTCCTGTTTTGTCGAGTTGTATAATACAGCGTACGCCATCAAGCTTTGGTTGCATGAACACTTTCTCGGACCAGTCGACAGGTTTTTTGCCTACTTTGTATGCGAGCATTGGTTTTATCATAATTTATTTAATTTATTTTCTATTCTTTTTATTTTATTTTGAATAACTGCACATTTTTGATACTCTTCTTGTTCTAAATACGAAGACAATAGCGTCATAAGCTTTGCTAATTCAGCTAGTAATGTTTGTTCTTCGTCTTCATCAGGTGGTATAAATGACAAATCCGCGTGAGCTCGTTCGTATAGAATTTGCGCCACGCGTTGTGCAATTTTTTCAATGTCTTTGTCTGTCATATGTTTATTATCATTTTTGATTCGTATTTTGTTTGTAAAGTTTCCAATCGGTATAATCAAACCTTTCAGGCTGAAACCAACCACTTTTTAATATATCACTTACTCTGCTTACAAATACACAAGAGTTTTTGTACTGGTTCCAGCATGTTATCCACACGTCTGGTTTACCTGTCCATATTGTATAAGTGTAGTTATGATCTATATTCTCGTGAGAAGGGTATAAATACTGCGAATTATAATGAAAGTCTTTAACTAAATGAGATGCGATTCTTGATCCATCACTAAATTTAGTAAAACCCTCATCTTCTTGCATGTGTTTAACCCAGTTAGCTAGCTCTATAGCTCTATACTCAGGATATCCATCGTGATGTAAATACATATTTACGTGGCTTTTGTCACCGACTACGTCGGGATTACAAGCAAAACCTAGGTCATTATCTTCCGCAGCCGACCTTGGGACTACCATTGTTACATTTCTTGTACTCATAATTTATTAATTTGTTAGTTCTACAATTTCTTTACATGCTTCTAAAACGTCTTCAAAGTAATCGTTTTCTAAGTAATCTGCATCTTCATCGCCAGAGGCGTCTGCATATTTAATGGTGTTTAACAACTCATCTAGTTGCTGATAAAGGTATTTCATAGTTATATTTTTTTAAAATTAGGTGCGCAGGGAGGACTCGAACCTCCGACCTCTAGCTTATGAGGCTAGCGAGCTGCCTGCTGCTCTACCGCGCAATATTAAGAGAGAGATGTGCCCACGAAGCACTTCGTTTACGTAAATCCGCCGTTGTTTTATTGGACAAGTATATCTCTGCATATCTGCCACCTCTCTCTGTGTAAGTTTAGTCTAATAAGACCATGTAAGCATTTATGTTGTTTTTTTGAAACCAGCGTAATGCTTTTTGAAAGTCGTTTATTAGGCTTTTGTCTTCTAATCCCATTTCGAAAACAGCTTGTGTACCCATTATAAAATCATAAATAGATAACTCTAAACCGTTTAGATAGAAATCTTCTTTTGAAAAAGGATTTGTTACTGTTTCTCCTTTTGTATATATTTCTCCATTAAACCATTTTGGTATTTGTTGTTTAACTTGTTGTTTCGTCTGCTTTTTCGTACTCATAACCTTCTTCTATTAATTCGTTTTCTACTTCTTCTTTCATATCATTTACATAAGAGTCATATACTTCTCTAACCGCATCTTCTACATAATAAGATTCAAGATCGTCTACATATATTAGCTCGTTATAATCAGTCATAGCTTCAACTAGTCTGTCACTTAAGTCGTTTTCATAGTAATGTACGTCTTCATTTATACACACGTTTCTACCGTCACCGTTTGTAGCAACCCACACTTCATAGCCGTCAGCTGTAGTTTCAGTGTATATACTATAGTCAGGTGTACGATTCCAGGTGTCTGTTAGCTCAAAATCGTAATGAGTTTGTATTACATTTAAAGCTTCGTCGTGCTCAATATCAAATTTTACACCGTGTGCTTCTAATCTTTTGTCAATTAGTTCTTCTGTTATTATCTTATTCATAGTCTTTAGATATTAAAATGTTATCACCGTATTTAAAATCCCACGCTGTAATTCTAATTAGTTCGAGGTTTGTAAATGTATATAACGAGCTAATGTCGCTAATTTTTAAGTCACTATAAAATGTAGTGCTTGATAATGCTTCTACTATGCTGTCAACACAGGAAGAATACTTTTCGTTTTCAGAGGAATGTAATGCCTCTTTGATTTCAGGCTTTAGCCTTTCATAAATTGTTAGTCTTTTGTTCATTGTTTATAGTTTTTAAGATAATAATTTAACATATACACCATTCTAGTTAGTGGATTGTGTATTAATGCTCTAGCGTTGCCTACAAATTCTTTAACAGTAACTTCATTGTCACTGTTAAGCCACACATATCTTTGATTTTGCTTATACTGTGGGTTGATTTGGTAAGCTCTATCGCCGCCATTTTGTTTTCTAACCATACCTGATTCAAACGTAGCTAGTCTTAATCTTGGTAGATCTTTTAAGTTGTATTTTTTGCGCTTAAACCACTCTAGTCTTTGTTTAGAGTAGCAAGGTACAGGAAATTCAAACTCTCTTGTGCCGTTTTTAGCTTGTCTTTGAGTAGTTACTTCCTTGATGTTGTACTCTACTAATAACCTACGTGCGTAAGAATCTTCGAGCATTTGACGTTCTTGCCGCCATGTGTACTGGTTTGTCATAGTTATAATTTTTATTTTTTACATTAATATTATCAATTAGTTATCGTATTTTGTTTGTATATATCGTTTTTTATTTTTGTACAAACGGTTATCTCTACAATGAGGACAGCTTCCGTTGTTTCTACAGGTTTTATCAAACCTTTTTGATTTAGTGTATGGTTTTTTTCTAGTCCTGCTCATTTAATTTTTAATTGTTATTGTTTAAGTAGTACTTACAAGTATTATTTACTATGGGAGGTTGTTTAAAAAAAGATTGCCTATACTCATTCGGTATAGCTTTATACCTGTAGCAAGTTTCTTTTAGTTCACAACCTTCACCGCTGCACATTGTTATATCTGGCATGATCTTTTCATTATATTAATAAAATCTATTAAATCGTTTAGCTTATCTATTTTTAAACTTTCGTCTTCAAATATTGTTACATACCACTCGTCATCTACAACTTCGTCATTAGATGGGCTTATGAGACTCACGACTTTTTTATTACCAAATTCCATATCGTAATAGTAAAACGCTTCATAACCACTTTCTTCAGCAGATACATCAGTCCGTTTAAATCCTAAGTCTATTAAATCTTGTTCTTTCATAATTTATTTGTTTTAGTTGACTCATCAGGGATCGAACCTGAACTCTTCTGGACCAAAACCAGACGTGTTACCAATTACACTATGAGTCATAGTGGAGGTGGACAGATTCGAACTGTCTTCCGTAATAGTTCCATATAGGCTTTCTATCACGTCAATACCAGGTCACCCCCGTGTGTGCAGTCATTTACTACCTTTGCTTACGCCGCGGTCTGTTATTTGTATTTATTCGCTGCACATTGTAACTAGTGAGGGAATCGAACCCTCATACCGTCGTAGTAATGAACTCTGGTTAACTTAATAACTCCTGTTGCATCCATACCTAGTTGCCGCTAGAGTCGGCCTCTGAGATTATGTATGAGTTAGTGGGCTACTGTTGCAACAGGTTTACGCGCTAACTTCCAATAATCTGATTAAACCACTCATCTAGCTGTTTATTTAGACCTGCCGTGTCATCTCCTCCCTGAGTACACACGGCGACAGTCTATTTTGCTTGCCGATTAGCAAGTTTCAACCATTCGTCATGGTCTTTACTTACGCCGCCAAGCCCTATGCACAGATGCGCTAATTTCTTGACTGACGATTTGTATTGTATTACCGGTTTTATGCTCAATAATTGGTACATAGCTGTACGTTTGGGTTGTTGAGCAATTAACACAGGTTTTGTAGCCCATATCTAATCGCAACCGTGGTATATTTGTTCCGCATCTACAATACATATTTTTAGTTTATTATATTATCAATTAATATTCGTATTTGTTTTGTAATTAATTACCTAACAATTTATTTAAAGCTACGTTTATTACATATTCTCTCATTCTTTGATAGTCATCACCGTCAAGTGGTACTTCAGCTAGTTGCCAATCAACACTGTCTTCAATGATTTCTTTCATGTGATCTGCTACACCTTGTGCAATCAAATCTAGTTCTGCCATTTTACTCATCTTTTTCTGCATTTAATATTGCTATTTCGTTTTCTACATTAAGTAAAGCTAACTTGTAACCATAGTTTTTAGCCATTTGCATTAGCAAATAATCATTACTTCCATTATTAGCCTCTGTAAACTGTAATAGATAGTCTTCATTAGGCGTAGCCACTATGCCACGATCAAGTTTACTTATTTCGTTATCTATATATTCT